GCTGAACTTGCATTTGGATTAGCCGTATGGTGAATCACACCGCCAGTTAAGCCAGGAGAACCATCTGGACCTTTCCATGGGCGACCAACAGTATCCCAGCCTTTATAAAAATCTAAAATAACTCCATGGTCTAATAGAGCCTGACGAACTTCATTTGGTGATGGGTTTAAATTAGCCATTTGCGTCCTCATTCTTATCTTTAGCATTAAATTCTTTTTCATCAAACTCTGGAGTGAAGTTTGGGTCGAATGGTTGAGAGAAATCTATATCAGCAAGATCAAGGTCGCCGTTAGGCATCTTTAGCCACCTCTGAAGCAACTAAACTGGGGCTATGTTCTTTAGTTATCCCAGCAGAAACAATTGATGTAGCATAAGAAAGAAGTGCGCCCCCTAGGGCTAGCCCAATATTTGTCTTCCAATCGACAGTGAAAACATTAAGGGCTCCTGCGGAACCAAGAACAATAATAAATTGAGCAAGTGTCTTTAATGCTCTTTCGGTGGACTGTATCCAGAAAACTTTATTAAACATTTAATTCTCCATTTGTAGTAGGTAACGATTGTGCATCAGTTTGATATGTTCTTACATCTTCATACGCTGCGCCACCGATATATGCTGCCACAACTGTTCCTATCAGTGCAAAAGAAGAAAGAACTAAAGTCTGAGCAAGAGATGTATCATCCCATCGAACCAATGTATAAACAATTACTCCCATGGCAAACAGCATTGAGCCAAAGACTGCGCGGCGGCGCAGTTTCCAAGATGGTTTCATTAACGTCTCTTGGTTCATCTTTTCTTGACTCCCTCATTTACTCATGATTATAATGTTCTTACAGATTCAAATATATCAAATATATTTAACATTTGAATATCTTTAATAATTATACTTCTTTAATGTTATTAAAAACACAAGCACCAAATCCGAAATCCGAAACCGAAAACAGAATATAATAAACCTACCACCTCTGAGGAGAAAAATGCCTACGGCAACTGATAACATGACAGCATCTGCAACTACCGTTGATTTATTTTTGAATAAGCAAGATCGTTGTGATACTGGGAACTGTCCCGCCCAAGCCTGGGTATTGGTTAAATTTCTTACTGGGGAACTCTTGTTTTGCTCCCACCACTTTGATACATTTGAAGCCGCACTGATTAAGGACGCCTACGAAGTTGTTGACGAGAGGCATCGAATAAACGCTAAGTCCGAATCATCTGCCTAACTTAATAGCGAGCGGCGGTATCGGTCTCGTCTTATAAGCGAGGGATTATAATGCCGTAATTGGTCCATGTGGGTTCAATTCCCACCCGCCGTACAACACGCCTCAGTAACTCAGGGGATAGAGTAACGCACTTCTAATGCGTAAGTCGTAGGTTCGATTCCTACCTGGGGCACAAAGCGAAAGTCGAAAATAGAAAAGGCATCCATGAACATTCTTGATAAAGGTTATATTAAATTAGTTAGTACTATGGGCTCTGATGTAGATGTAGTTAATTCTGCAAGAGTCTCTTTTGATAAATCTATTACTACTCTAGGTAGAAGAGACTATTCACTTCTTGATTATTTAATCTCTCACCGCCATGATTCTGTTTTGAGACATTGCGCTATGAGTTTTGAGATTTATGCTCCACTATTTGTAGCCAGACAATGGTGGAAGCACCATATTGCGGCTACCGCATCGGAAGCACAAGACGGCTGGAATGAGTCCTCTCGCAGATATGTCACAGAGGAGCCAGAGTTCTATGTACCTGGCCCCTGGAGGGCCGCTAGCGATAATAAAAAACAGGGCAGCAGTGGAGAGATGCCAGAGGATATTTCTGGAAGGTATTCGAAGACTTTAGAGTACTTTATAGAAACAGGAGTCAACATGTACGAGCAGGCCATGGCAGATGGTGTGGCACCAGAACAGGCTCGTTTGTTTCTTCCTGCCTATAGTATGTATATTCGGTGGCGGTGGACGGCTAGCCTTAATGCCATCCTTCATTTCTGTGACCTAAGACTAGATGAACATGCACAATGGGAAATACAACAATACGCACATGAGGTATACTCTTTAGTTCAGGATAAATTTCCTGCAACTGTGACAAGTTGGGAAAAGTTTAGGAGAAGTCGTTGAGTTCAGATAAATTTGCAGAAGATATCAACGAAAACCTGGGAGCAGTGCTTTATATCATGCTGGGTCGTATCTACGACATGCTGATTCTTCTTGCAGATGCATCAGGTAAAGGTGAGGATGCTCTGCAATTAATCAATCTGCACTCACAGGGTCAATTAATGTCTCCCCCGCCCAGTTTGATGTTAGAAGATGATACATCAGAGGATTATGATGACAAGGAATGAGAAAAGAAATTTAGAACGTAAACGTAAATGGGCTATATCTGGTCTTATTAAGACTTCAAGAGGATGTGAAAGTGGCAGTTGCCCCCTTCCGTCCGATTTTTTATTTGAATCTGTAGATTTAGATTTTGATCATGTCGATCCTAATGATAAAAAAGCCAATGTGTCTGATTTAATCCGTTCCGATTATGCATGGCCTACTATTCAAAATGAAATCAATAAGTGTCGTGTTATTTGTAAATTATGTCATGCACGACATTCCCGTGATACCCGCGCTTCTTATAATCAGCATAAGACCGATATTTGTGATGAGCCGACCAGTATTTCACATTTCCTTGGTATTTAAATTTAATACTGCATCATAGTGCAGTAATCCTTTACTTTTTACTGCATTGTAGTGCAGTAAAACTAGACAATTAGCCGACTTTTTATCATACCGTCCGCCGTTATCAAATTGTTACCTTTTAATTTCATGAAAATGTTAATAAAATTTTATTATGTATAATACACGATTTTAAGTAAGATATTTCCAATTCACTAGTGCGCCCATACGTCAAGCCGACACGCCGACATTATGCGGATTGTTATAAAGGTGTCTCATTCCAGCATAATGCGGATTCTATAGTTATCATCCTGTTACCTAGGCATGTCCGATTTGTATGCGTTTCTAGCGTCTCAATGTCAGACCCCCCATGTAGACTGAAGGCATAGAAAGAGAAAGGAAGTGAAAGAAAATGATCAAGTGTTCATTCTGTAGCGATACCGCTACCATCAACGTGAACCATGTTCGCGTATGCGACGAGCATGTTGTTGATGCTCAGTTGATTGGCTCCTAGTCAATCCCCCGCCTTCCTAGGCAAATAAACCGCTTCGGGCGGGTGAGCCCTAGGCCAGACTGTCAGACCCCTATGCTAGAGTAGGGGAAAAGAAAGGAAACGAAATGCGAATCACCAAGGCTACCCTCCGCCGCATCGTCAAGAATGCGCGGTGCAAGGATTGTGGCACCAACAGCCCTGAGGCTATGTCAATCGTAGGTGACGACATCATGTGTGCGAATTGCCACATGGCTAGGACGTTCGCCTAATAACTAAATCTTCCTAGGCAAATAAGCCCCATGAGGGATGAGCCCTAGGCCACACCGTAAATAGAAAGGCTAGACCATGAGTAAGTTCGCATACATTGACTACACCGCCGCTGCCAAGCAGCGCGAGGATTGGAAAGCATGGCTCCAGGCTAAGGCTGAAGAGCGTAGACTGTCAGACTCTAGTGATAAGGTATAATCATGAGAACATTCCTGCAGCACGTTACTTCATTCGTCATCATTAGCGGTATCCTTACTGCTATGGCTATCGTTGGTGGAATAGAGGGAGGCTTCTAATGATTACCCGCGTAGAATCCTATGGTGAGACTCATCTAATCAACGCTAAGGCTACCATCGCGCATCCAATGGCAGATGAGGTGTCTATCGCAATCGGTGATGGTGCGTATGCACGCTTCCCGCATTCCGTCGAACTTGCATTCTTCAAGAATGGCGAATGGGTTACTGAGCCTCTGCCTGAGTTTGCTGCACTCTACTCGCATGAGGTCTACCCCTATGTCCCGCTGATCTACTTCGCGCAATTCATGGAGAACTACGGCACGGGAGGCGAGTGACATGTTCCGAACTTGCGATAAGTGTTTGCGGCTTATGTTGTCGGATGCGCGTGGTAACTTCGATGCGTGCATGTGTGAGAAAGAGAGTGTCGAAAAAGCCTTATAAATAAAGGGTTTTTCAGTACTTGACAAATCGCTTCTGCGGGGCCGGGCCGCGAATCGGACATATCACCTAGGTTACGATTACGTTACGATGATCACGAATCACGGCATGTCGATTTGACAGACATATTGGACATATCGCCGTTACCAACCTGTTATGAAAGTTGTCCGATTTGTATGCATTCTGGATTAGGTAATGTCAGCCCTCTATGATAGGTTGGGGGTATCGAAAGGAGGTTGGGATGCACATCTCAACTAAGGAAGTAAAGGTAGGAGACCTCATCTCCACCCGCTCCACGCGCGGCGAGTATGTGGAAGTGTACCACATGCAGCACCGTGGTCCGCAGCAGGCACGTTGGTACGTCTGCGCTCGCGGTAAGGATGCAGAGTTCGTCATCTGGATGAACGACGCGGGTAGTGTGGAGGTGTTGTTCTAATGATTGATTCAGTAGATCGTATCGTTACCACTCCCATGCGGGAGTGCCCTCCATTCGTAGAGGGCATCCTTGGGGAAAGCAGCAAAGGTGTTCTCCATACGCGGTGGTTCATCATCGAACCGCTAGAGGATGACTGGTTCCTTGTAACCGACACGCAGGGAAATACCATGCAGTCGCGTGGCTCTGCTATGGTAAAGTGGCTCAAGCCTGAGGACATGAACGACCCCGTGATTCAGGCGGAATTGGTAACGGGTCTGGCTTCGATGGGATTGGAGTTCTGATGTTTCGTCTATCCATCATAGATAGCGAGAGTGGTTACACTTTCGAATGGAATGGTTCGCATACCGTAGAGATTCGTTCTGCTAGTGGTAAGGTATTCGATGTGTTTTCTTTTGGCATGACTGAAAAGGGAACGCGACCTACATTTGTAGAGTTTGCTGCGGCTGCTGAAAGGTGGTTGTCGGAATGAGGTTGGATCTTCACGACTCACGCTCAGGATTGACGTATCGTTGGAACGAATCGCATACCGTCAGTATCTATAACCGTGAGGGTGAAGAAATCGACTGTTTCACCTTTGGATTCATGGCAGACGGTAGCACTCCCACATTTGTAGAGTTTTGCGCGGCAGTGAATAGGAGAATCAGAGAGTATGTCTAACGTAAAAGTAATGCCACCCGATCCATTCATTCTGAATTGCAAGATGATCTATAACGACCTTGGACAGATTCAGGATCGCATCAAGCGCATGTGGGCGAGCGCAACTATAGATGATGATTTTGTCATGCTTGAAAACATTGAACACTTTCTAGAAAATATTCAATTGGAATTGCAAGATAGACTTGACATTTAGGCTTTGGGCCCCGGCCCGAAAATCCTCACATTGTCAAGTCTTACGATGTGACATACGACACACACGAAAACGGTCACGGGAATGCTTGAGTGTCAGACCCCTATGATAAGGTCATCCTATGAGTGAAAGGACAGAGATGCATTATTACCCCGCCGACGAGGATTGGTTCGCTCGTCACCATGACGAGATGGAGGCTATGAAGTTGAGCCTTGACCTTGACCCCAACCCTTGGGTGTCAGACCCTGATGATAAGGTGAAGCCATGACAACATACAAGGTGTTCGTAGATGGAGAGTTTTTCTCCACGGTTGCCACCCGCGAGGGTGCTGAGACTATTCGTGACTTTTGGGCATCACCCCGTCAGACCGTTGAGATTGTGGAGGTGGGAGCATGACCACAGTAGAGTTTGAGAAGGCATGGCTGGATAACTACTACATGCTTGGCGATCATGCATTCGACTATGCGCGGTGCATGTATCTGGACGACGGCACTCTGATTGTCGATGGGGTGCGCTATGAGGAGGTGCCTTTCTAATGCAGACCAACAATGTCTATAAGGTTTACTACCGCAATAGGTACAAGAAGGCTTTCTACCACCGCGACGGTGCCTTGAACTGGATTGCTCAGGAGATTCAGTCTGGTGGAGGTAGTTTTGAGGACTACGAGATTCTAGATGGGAGTGATTTTCCTGCTTAGGTCACGCCGCAATGTTGGCAAGCACCGCCTGCGGTGCTACTTCGGGTGCTGCCTGTCAGTCCCCTCTGATAAGATGGAACGTAGAATCATCAAGCGCAAGGAAGCGCGTGAGTGGAAGAAGGATCAGAATGTGGCAGGATAGGGCAGCGTGCAAGGATGCGGATAGCGATATCTTCCTGAGTGGAGTTGCCTCGCGCATCGAAAAGGCTAAGTCGATTTGTGCAACGTGCAGCGTTGTGAAGAATTGTCTCGCATTTGCAATTGACAATGAGGATTTTGAGCCGCATGTCTATGGTGGCATGACAGGTGAAGAGCGTAAGCGCGTTGCATTGGCGGTGGCATGATGGTAAAGGTAGAGATGCCGCGTGCCAATTGGGATCAATTGCTAACGTGCCTACAGGAACTAATGTCGCAGGGATGGATCGTAACGTCCCTGTATAACGAGATCATTGACCAAGTAGACGAACAGGAGTATTAAAATGAGTTATCTAGATTACCTTCCCGCCGATGGTGACTTCACAGAGGATGAACTGTGGGAGGCTATCGCAGAAGATTTGGGAATCGATCCATCAGAGATCATGGATGGGGATTTGGTGGATTTTATCTAATACCACCCCGCGAAAGCGGCCCCGGCCCGTTTTCCAAGAATACTCATAGATTTACGACCTCTTACGATTTGACACGGGGATCACGGTCATGGTAGGATCACTCTATGAGTAATCGTGTGAGCCCCCGCCGTAGTGCGGAGCATAATCGTATCGTTGTTGAGCGTCGTCGCTCTAATGCCGCGCAGCCTCATAAGAATAAGGCCAAGTATTCGCGCAAGGACAAGCATCGTAACCGTTTCGTTACCGACTGATCCCAATATTCCCCCTTTCATTGTCAGACCCTAGTGCTAGGATCATTCCATGATTACAGTTACCGCCCCTGAGGGCACACTCGCATTCGCTACCTACGCCGCTCGTTTTGAGAGCCTTATCATGACCGCCACCCTTTCGCAGACTGAGGCTGCTAGCGTCTGGTACCATGACGCCGCTGCCGTTGCCTCTGAGGTTGCTCGCAACCTTGGCACCTCACTTGAGGTTGGCGCGTCTATCGTTGCAGCATTCTCGCCGCGTGAGCGTTGGTCCACTAACGTCGCTAAGGCTATCGCGTACTCGCTTGGCTCGCGTCCCGCTGGCCTTGGCAATAATCTCCGCATGGCTGACGCCTCAGTCGCGGCAGGCTTTGATGCGCTCAAGGGTCAGAAGACTAACGCATTCGCTCGCGCTATCGCAGGCGACACTAACGCGGTTGTCATTGACGTTTGGATGATGCGTGCGGCAGGCATGGAGATTGACTCTCCTAATAAGACTCAATACGCGCTACTGTCTGAGGCTGTCGTGGCTGTGGCGCAGCAATTCGGAATCACACCGCGCACCGCGCAGGCACTTATCTGGATTATTGTGCGAGGGGGTGCAGCGTGACCATCGATCTAGACTATGATGCACAATGCTATTGTGTGCTTTGCTGTTCTGAAGGGCATTGCGACTGCGAGGAGTGCGATGAGCCTTGCGACTGCCCATAACCTAATCCCATTCTGGTGTGATGGGTGTAGCGAACTAGAGTTTTATTGCGATACATGCGGAGAGAATCTAATAGACTTAGAAGAGGAATAATGTCAACTTATTTTGCAATGGATGGAAACTACGGAAGCGCACACGGCCTAGTTGTCATTGACACTAGCGGGTGGACCGATAAAGATTGGGACAGGGTAGAAAGTGCAACCGATGATGATAGGTTCATTGTCGCGGTAACTATTGCGGAGGAATACTCATGAACGATATCACGCTAGAGAACTTTCGGGAGATGCTGCGCGATTTTGTGGGGGTGTGAAATGGAGATTATTCTTGTAACTCTTGCGCTATTTCTAGGCATCGGAATCCTTATTGGCCTACTTGACAAAAGGCCCTAAAGGGCCCGGCCCGCAAATCCTAATCTTGTCAAGTATTTACGACGACATTTAAGAAGTCACTGGAAATTGTCACTGAAATGTTATCTAAATAATCTAATAGAAATGCTTGAGACTGTCAGACCTAGAGTGTATAGTTCTTCTATAAGTTCAATCAACTAAGGAGATACATATGGCACACGCAGTAGAGGTTGGCGCTAACGGCGAGCAGGCTTTTGCTTCCTTCCGCGAACCCGCTTGGCATGGTCTTGGCACCGTGTTCTTTGAGGAGAAGTCCACCCGCGAGATGCTGGATGCGGCTTACCTTTCCAACTGGGACGTTCGCCTTGAGGCCGTTCCTTACCCTTCCGACTACAATGTGATCACGCCCTCCTACATGGTGCTGCGTGACAACCCCTTTGACCAGGGAACTGACGTTCTCGCTACCGTTGGCGAGCGTTACCACGTTCTTCAGAACGAGGATCTTTTCGACTTTGGTGATGCGCTGCTTGACGGTGGTCGCTGGGAGACTGCTGGCTCTATTCGTCAGGGTCGCGTTGTGTTCGGTTCGCTTGCGCTTGAGCGTGAGACTGTCCTTGATCCCAACGGCGTTTCGGATGTTGTGAAGTCCTACCTTCTCGTCCACACCTCGCATGACGGTTCTACCGCTGTGCAGGCTTCTATCACTCCCGTCCGCGTTGTGTGCCAGAACACTCTGAACATGGCTCTTCAGGGCGTGAAGCAGTCCTTCAAGATTCGTCACACGCAGACCGTAGGCGGTAAGGTCATGGCTGCACGCGAGGCTCTTTCTCTCGCCAATCAGTACCTTGACACCTTCGATAAGGAGGCTCAGGCTCTTATCGCCAAGGAGATCACCAAGGCTAAGTTCGATGCCATTCTTGAGGCTGTCTACCCGCGTCCTGATAAGGATGCTAAGGGCGCGGTCAAGAAGTGGGAGACTAAGGTCGATCTGCTGGAGGAGATTTACTCTTCCGATACCACTAACATGATCGCAGGCACCGCGTGGGGTGCGTTCAATGCTCTCACGGAGCGTCTGGACTGGTTCCGCAAGGGCCGTGGTGAGCGGGGTGCTGAGAATGTTGCAGCAGCCGCTAGCGGTTTCGATCCTGTCACCAATGCGGAGAAGGGTCGCATCCTGAAGGCGGTCAAGGAGATCGCTTTCGCATAATCAAACATCCTGGGCATGATGTAAAACTGCCTGCACGCCACCCGCGCTGGGCGCAGACGAGATTCCAACCCTTGTCGTGCAGAGTTCGATTCTTTGGGGTGGTGCTTGGCACTTGTAGAGTAGCGGTTATCTCGCCACCCTGTCACGGTGGAGATCGTGGGTTCGAATCCCATCAGGTGCGCTTGACAAATCTGGAATTTGGGGCCGGGCCGCTTTGCATACATATGTCCATATATTTACGATTACGATTAAGAAATCACAGGATATTTCACAGGAACTTTTAAGACTCTCCCCTTGACGATCACGGCAATATCGTGTACTTTAGAGTCATAACTGAAGAGGGGAGGAAATAGATGGGTGAATACCTAGTTGCTGATAAGTTATATGGGTTCTCTATAGAACCAAATGATATTCTCCGCACCGCCGACGGAAATGAGATAGTCGTTTCCTTTGTAGATTCGGTGGAAGGAGGGTATGATATTCACTATAAAGACCTTGACGGAGAGGAAGATATCTACCACCTCCCCGAAGATGACATGATCGACCTACTCATTCTAGAATAAGGAGAAACAAATGGCTAAGAAGAAGGCAAACAAGTTCTCATATCTTGAGACTTGGAACACTCGCTACGGGGTTCAGACTCGTATTGTTACCCGTGTTGATGGCAAGTTCGTTGATTCAACCCCCGCACTTGAGACACTCCGCAAGGGCGTCCCTGCTGGTCGCTGACCAGTTGGGCGAACCTGGACATGTTCGCTAAAACTGTCCATCTAGCCCGAGTGGTGGAATTGGCAGACACGCACGACTCAAAATCGTGTTCCATTGGAGTGTGGGTTCAAGTCCCACCTTGGGCACATAAAGTCTTGACTACTGTCAGACCCACATGATAGAGTTCTACTACCTACTACAGAAAGAGACCGTTATGGGAGACCGCGCTAACTTTGGATTGCGTCAGGTAGACGGCAACATCATCTACGTCTACGGACATTGGGCAGGCGAGGGTATGCTTGCTAGGTTTGCTAATGCTCTTGACCACACTCAGAATGTTGGTCGTATTGACGATCAGGCTTATGCTAATCGCATCATCATCTCGCAGTTGGTTGGCGAGTCTTGGTCTGGCGATCTTGGCTGGGGTGTTACTGTGAACTACCTTGCAGACAACGAGCATAAGGTTCCTGTCTATGACTTTGCATTTCAGACCGTAACTCTCTACAACTATGATTGGAAGTCGGGAGTTCTGACTGATATGATTGTCACGTTCTCGCTGAACGAGTTCATCAACAAGTACGCTAAGACTTTGATGGAGGTATGACATGATTGACCCTAGTATGACTAACATTCATCCTTACCCGCCAACTATGCAGGAGTTGGAGCAGAGGTATCGTGATCTTGAGACTGAGATCAACCGTCTGAATTCAGAGTTGGAGAATATTACTGCCGACCGTGACTACTGGAAGGGCCAGACGAACAATCGTCAAGCCCAGATTGACGGTCTTGAGATGTACCTCCAGGAAAACTTTGACCACATTGATGAGAATGTGACGCAGAGCCTTGTTGATATCTTCTCTCTTAATATCACCAAGGACTACGATGTGACAATTACCGTCACATTCTCTGGTACTGTCTCTGCTCCTCTCAATTTCGATATGGATAGCCTTGAGGATTCTCTGAATGCTAGTCTTGATGTGTCCTACTACAGCGATCTAGAGTCTGATTTCTCAGAGGATCATATGGAGATCGACTGGTCTGAGAGTTAGTAAGGCCGCTCCCATCGTCTAGAGGCCAAGGACGCCGCCCTTTCAAGGCGGTAGCACGGGTTCGAATCCCGTTGGGAGTACCACCCTAGGGGGAATGTGCGGCACCCGCCACCAACCCCACCATGCCGCGCGCCCCCTAGGGTCCATCTGGGCGGAGGAGAGTTGACGGTCTCCTCTCCTCCGCCCTCCCAATGCCCGGCCCCAAACTACCCTATTTGTCAAATCATATTTACGATCTTCTTACGAAAGTCACAGGAATTTTCGCTGGAATATGTCAGACCCCTCTGCTACGCTTTATGTATTCGATAGGAGGGGTAATGGAACCAAGTAAAGCACTAGAGGAACTACGGGATCTAGCATTTAGATGGGATGAATGGGGGCATCTTGCCCAAGACCCCATGTATGCTATGGACCATTTTGTGTATCTGTTTACTCTGTTGGATAATTCTATTACATCTGGCGACTTCCGCCTTGACGACTGGAGTTAGTATGGCAACCATCACATTCTCAGTAGAACTTATCTACGAGGGAACTGGTCACTTTATGGACTTTGAGTATGAGTATGAGACTTGGGATGATATGACCCGCGAGGAGTTGGAGCAGTTGGCTGACGATCTTTCTACTGGTCGTGATCCTGAGTTGTATAACGAGATTATGGGTAATCTTTCTATTGTCCCCACCGTTGAGAATGTGAGTGCTGATGAATCTGACTGATGTTGAGACTGGTTGCTACATTGACGGTAGTCATATGTCATCATTTGACTTTACCGCCCTCGTTATTGAGATGGCCCATGACTACGGGTTTGAGATGGAATGGGATCAGTTTGTCAAAGATGTAGAGTGGATGCGTACTCCTAATCCCGATGATGCTCAGGAGGAGGCGGCAGAGATTCTTGACGCCCTTGACTGGACCTATGAGGATGCGCTAGAATATCTCAACACCAATACCCGCGAGGGCTTGGTGTGGGTGGTAAGAGAGCAGAGTTTGTATCTCATGACATTTGAGGAGGCTGACGACTAATGCTAGCCAGTAATATGCTTACCAAGGATCAGATGCTAGAGCAGTATGAGGTTCTAGGATTTGCTTATGGCATGTGTGTAGTCAAGCGCATGTCTGATGGTGTGAAGGGGACATTGGATTTTGGAGATCATCCTATCCTCCGTCCCGAGGATTCTTCCAACCCGCTTGGCTATACTCGTTACTACTACAACTTTGTGGAGGCATGATGGCAACTTTTACCGTAGAGGTTGAGAACGTTACATTCATGGTAGAGAATGATAGTGAAGAGGGTGCCGTGATGGATGTGTATAGCATACTTTGGGATGTAGCCCATGACTATTCCCCACCTACGGTTGTCTAATGAAACATACATTCATTGTAGAGATTGACTGTGAAGAAGAAGCAGACGCTTTGCTTGTAATGGGCGAGCGTTTTGACTATGATGAGGACTATGGTTTCCCCTACTCAGTAGATTGGAAGTGGAAGTAATGCAGTTTCACTATGTTGTATCCTATGACACAGACCTAAAGAGGTGGGGGGTAGAGTTTGATACCGCCGCCTTCTTTCCTGACGGTAACGTCTATGATGAGGAGTCTGCCGCTCAGACTGGCTACGGCTTCTTTTCTCCTACCAGCGAAACACCGCTAGAGGAGGCGCTTGATGAGCAACTAATCAGACTTCTTGTATACATTGTAGATACTTGGCCTGCTCCTGGGGAGGTTACAGCATGAAGTATGCATTAGCATTTGGCAATGCTTTCGATGGTCATAATTTTTATGGCCCGTTCGATGACTACGATGAAGCCATTGACTATGGATCTGAGCGTGAAGGTGGCGAAGGCTGGTTTGTTATTCCATTGGAGGTTCCTCATGCCTAAGTATAGGATTAGTTTTACTACTGAGGATTGGTGGAGGTTGGACGTAGAGGCTTCTAATATTGACGAGGCTATGGAAAACTTCTATAATGGTGACTATCAAGGAGAGGCCGTACTTACTGAGGGCGGCTATCTTCAGGAGTCCGTTAGTATCGAACCTATGGAGGGCTAATGCCTAATATCACCATGCACCTTACTGCTAACTTTTACCCGCCCATTCCTGCTGACATTCAGATGCGCGTGCAGGAGATTTTCGATGAGTTGCAGGCTGACTCATATCCATTTATCTCAGGTTGGGCAGACATTCCCGAGAATTGGGACTATGACTACGATGATGAGTCTGTATTTGATCGGACATATGAGTTGCCTAATGGTGCGGTGGTGACAGGACGTAGCCTCCTTGATGACTTGCGTCTATGGGATGCGCTCTTCTGGGATTGTGATGAGCCTATGGATACATGGGCAGACTACCAGCGGGAGCAGAAAGAATATGCAGGCCAACTATCATTCTGGACGGTGGAGTAATGAAGGTTAGGTTTCTAGAGATTGACTGTGGTCCTGGCGGTATTGTCTGGGAGATGCATGGTCAAGATAATAATTTTATTAGATCATATGCAACAGAGGCAGATATGCTAAAGGATGCTGTCCTTGCAAAGATGCTAGGGCATGATCTTAGATTCCACACTCAGGCAGAGTATAACCTAGAGATGAGTGTAGAGATAATGATAGAGAATCCAGAATATGTGGGGGTATGGTGAACGATAGAGAGTATCTAAGAAGTTTGGGATTTGAGGTAGGTGATCGTGGTCGGTACTCTAAGGAGATGAAGGCTGCCCTTGCTTCCCGCGACGGAGTAGATCCTGATGCCCCTGCTTCCGAGTATGGCCCTAACGATAGGTTCGCGGACGGTCGGTATCGTATAGAGCGATCCAATGGTCTTCCGCGCACTCCTGATGTTCCAGGTATTGACTTTGGCCCAGGGCTTGCGGTACAATCGACGCGGAGGTAAAACATGGAGGATAAGATATCCAAACAGATATTGTCAGGCTTTGCAGATAGTAGACTCAACCCCTCACATCTTGCATGGCTTGTCAAGTTGCATACAACGCCACAGATCGACAATATGCTAAAGGAGTTCTTCTATTATTACACCGTGTTCCGCAATCAGGATACAGAAGAAAACGATGCACGATGGATGGGAGAGAAGTTGATGAATGACCTACGAAATCCAGACTATGATGGTCTAAGCAATCCTCCTCCTCCTGGTACACGCATCATGTTCGCAGATTAGACATATCTCCTGGGCATGAGTTTAAACTGCCCTCACGCCTCGCATCCCCCAAGGTGGGGGAGCGGACTGTAAATCCGTCGCCATTGGCACGCTTGGTTCGATTCCAAGGCGGGGCACTTGACAAATCGATTCGGGCGTGCCGGGATATCCACAAGTTATCCACAGATGTATTACGAACCCATTACGAACGGTCACGGAAAAATCACAGGAATATTTAAGACATTAAATTTTATTAATGTCACACACATATGATAGGATGGCACATGGAAATTTTATTATGTATTATCATAGGGTTATTATGGCTAGGATTATTCACTCCACCGCCCCGCGATTAGCGGCGGCGGTGAGTCATTTTTATCCCCCCTATAATAGTATAAACAATAGGATAAATACCTATCACTTTTGATAATATATCTTCAACTTTTGATAACTTTTATATAAAAAGTATTACGATCCGACGCAAAAAAATCACTGGAATTTTTGGCATATTCGCCTATATTTATCTAATTAGACATTACGAACGCGCCTAAAAAAATCACTGGAATATTTACCTTAAAATATTCTCATATACACGAAGTTATCCACAGGTTATCCACCATTACGATCCCGCCTGTGGATATCTCTCCATATAACAGTAAGATAACATCTAATTCTATAAATGCGTACGTTTTACATAACAACAATGTCTTTTGGTAGAAAATGGATCAAAGTGGAGGGATATGGAAGGGCTATAGAAAGCCATATCAAGGATGTAGAGGGTATTTTATTTAGAATAAACGGGGCGGAAACGTAGTTACTTAAACACTTTTGATTATCAGTAATTTAACGCAATCAAGGGAAATACTCTTGACTCTAAATGAACAGGATATCCTAATCGTTTATTGTTATGTCTTATTACTATAGTTGTTATTATATAGGGGATAGAGAAGGAACCTACTCCTACCGCCGCCACAATTGCTAACTGTTTAGTTCTTCCCATATTTAACCTTACAAGGATCACACCACTTGGCGGAATCAAATTTTAATTTACTCACAGACCATTTAATCATACAAGAATATTCAGAATGTTTATTCGATGTACAGGTACTTGTCATGTCTATCCCTAGTCTAAGATATTGTCCATGTCTTCACAGAGTTGTTCGAAATCATTCATGGTGCTTCCAATCGTTCATATTTATAGAGCAGGGAATTCCCCCTGGGGTGTATCGTATATGTCCGATTTTTTACGCTCGTCACAGTCACAGGGGAAGCCTGGGTATGCCCTCAGGTTTTCACAATGCTCATCGTGGTCAGTCATATCTCGTCATCATCAAACTCTAGATCAAAGTCTATTAGGGAGCCAGCGATCCAATCAAGAAAATTCTCCATCTTTACAAGCAGATAATTTATCATGGATACAATCATAGCATACCTCCCCATCCCACGGTGGTCCGTCTGCAAAACATTCACACATGTATCCTCCAAAAACCAAACGACCCCAGATGGGGTCGTAAGGATAAGTATTTATTTATCTTAAATCTTGTAATCTACAGGGCCACTTTTAATATCTAATGGGCCTACGAATGCGCCTTGCCATAAAGTCTTACTTACATTCCATTCTTCAGGAAGTAATTGGGTCAATGATAAGGCTCTCGCCCGTCGAATAATATGCCGTCTGGCTGCATCATAATCAGCAGCGCGACCAACGGACTGGATAGCATTTCTTAAGTCTGTCTCATTAGCAATGGGAAAAGACCCATCACGCATAGCCATACCTTCTCTTGCCATACGGCTGCGTGTGTCAGCAGAGTAATCTCTTTTTTCCATAATGTCTAACCTCCCACACATATTATATTACACTATTACATCTAATTGGTGCTGCATAAGCCAGCGATTCACTCTTTTGTTCAACCCCGCCCAAGTCAACGCATAGAGTGTTTTCACTGGCGAACCATGCACCGACTCCCAGTTAGGATAAATTTCGGCGTACTTTACGCCAGTAAACAAAGAGTCATTTACTCTGTTAAATACCACCCGATAGGGTGGCATAATATAACGCTTCATAGGCTTCTTTCTTTCTGTTTCGGCTTTCGATTTTTCGTTTTTAATTTTAGCGATACTTGCTTCTCATGGGGGGCTTTAGGCCAGCCTTAACACATGCATAGTAGGCCTGTCCATACTTCTTCTCAGCACCCTCGCCTGCCTTGCCGCCCATGGACTTCTTAACGTCCTTGCTGGCGATCTCTAGGTCTCGCAAAAGATCCTCGTTTGTCATTACTTTGCCTTTCGTGATAGGTGATCATATTTTTCCACAGCCGCAATTGCAGTCCTGGCTAGGTCATACCAACTACGGGCCTCTGCCTTATATGAATTCATCAGTATGTTTGCTACATATTCTACTCTGTCTACAGGCTCTTGTAAATAAATCTTAGCCTCGTCATGTATGGTCATAATAATTTCTCCTTTAATTCTGCTATGAGTCCTTGCAAGGTATCACATGACTCATGCCGCCACCAAAGATCGCAATAATCATTATGTGTAGTTTGACACATAAGGCCACGCAAATCTATGATTAATCTATTATACACCTCGCGTTCAACAGATGAGGTATCTAATTCCTCAGAACATTGCCAACATCTAACGCTCATATTTTTTATTCAAGTATTCATTGTAAGCATTAATGGCTATTCCTGCGTCAAGTAGGGCAATCTCAGCCCAACTCCTACCGTCCTCTGAGTTAATCCAGTCTGAATCATTATATCTTTTAGGGAACCAAGCCTTCATTAAGGCCTCTGCAACATATGTTAAACCTGGCATTAGATTTCCTTGAGCCCCTTTAAAGGTCTCCCCGCCTTAATATTAGCCATATTAGAAAGAGTGTTGGTAACAACTTCTAGTGTGGTAAGAATATTAACATACATATCTTCTGGATGCCAGGGCGTGTCTGACCCACCACCATATGTATCATCAAACGCGATACGCAGGATACTAAAAAATTCATCGGCATTAACATAGTAGTTTGTCCAAGGTCTATCTAAAATAGATGAATCTGATACGTTACTAGATGTATATACTGCAGTATGTTTAATGTTACTAGGATCTACGCGCTCTTGGCTAGAAGCGGTGGAGGTAGTGACTCTGATGTTATTAGACAATTTTTCTCCTTCTTAGGGTGTGTGGGCCAGTAGTAATTGCATTTGTCACAGCATACTAGATCGCGGTACGTCTTAGACTCCCACTCATACTGCGGATACAGTTCTGGCGCTTTTTCATATAGTCTACCACGATGGGTAGTGATTAGTCTATGATTTTCTGGGTGCCCAGGTTTAAGATAATCTGGATGCATAAACTCATCATCGCGGAAGTTTCTGTTAAAGGTGTCAATAATAATAGACCAATTGTTTTCCCACTTATAGCCTCTCCGATCCATTTCATTCTTTACTTCAAATAGATATAGAACGAGTTCGTCTTCTGCACCAGAAAACATTCGTGTGGCTGGATGATTTACCCAGCCTTTAGTTTCACCAGCAAGCGCAGCAAGAATCTGACGACCCTCTAGTAACTGCTTAACCAGACGCTTCTGATCTAGTGCCTGAGCGCAATCTCTGTATGATTGTTCTGGTAGAAAAACTTGCATGTTACTTACCTTTCGCTATTCCTGCGGCGTAATTATAAGCAGCAACTATATCGCATCTCTGACATACAGTTACAGAATTATGTGGAGGGTGTGTATCTATACCATACTGGATTATTTTAGATGCTATATCCTCACGGACTCTCTTAATTAGTGAGCAGTTACACTCTCTCTTACTGTAATGTTGATTGTAACAAAATTCATCATGAGTTTCTGACATTTTGACCTCTAGTTGCTGCCGCTAATGCTAGTGTGGCAAAGACTTGAGCGGCTGCATACATTCCAATTTCTGCAAAGTGTAGAGCCTTCTTCTCGTATTCAGTGCTGCTAGCCATTGTACTTATCCTGAAACTTCATCTCAAAGTAGAGATCGATTCCGTCCATTGTTACTCCCATCCTGGAACTACTGTAGTTGGAATATTATTTTCTTGCCATAGTTTGATGATGCTAGGGTTATCATCCCATGCATGAATTATATCGTAGGCCTTGCGGAGGGTGTCAAGCATATCTTTCTTGACCTCATAGTCTTTACGATTATCGTCGTCCCCGCGCATCATTAGCATATCGCTAGGAACCTCATGCATCGCCAGCCACCAAGCGGTATGATTTCTCCACATATGCTTACGGGCTGTAACAACTAGAACCTCATGCCCTAGCATACTTGCCATCTGAGCAGCATTTACTACATGATCATGTGCAGGAACATTTACAGATTCCGCATGAAATTTGTTAAAGTGTTTGATGACTCTACGTTTTGTATTATCATATTTAGTTAGATGATGACGAATGGAGGACACATCTGCTAGCGTTCCGTCCATATCAAATATGACTGCCGTCTTCACAGCATCTCCTCATAATCTGGATGATCTATTGGCGTTGGTATAGTAATGAGTGTACCGCACATGGCACACTCTCCGTCAAGCAGGTACTGAGAAATGTTATATTCTTCATCGAATGTAAGGCATACTTTTAGCAGCCAACTACCACAGTTAGGGCATTCTGGACTAGGCAAACCTCGCGCATCAAGCATCAGTCACTTCTTTCGGATAGAAATAGTGCGTCGGCGGGTGAGTCTGGTAGTGCTGTCTTCATCATCCCATAGCCATTCCCAGGGATTAATTTCATCCCCGTTGGCCCAATCAAACATGGGAATCCAAGCCTTCATTTTACCTCCAGATTAACGAGATCTTTTGTTCTGGACTTGTCTTTTTTGTTTCATTAGACGCTCAACTTCTTCGTCTAAATCTTCTTCTTCATCATAGTCGTAATTATAATTCATAGTGTTAGCCACTCTGGATGATCCAGAGTCCATTGTACCGTTCTTTCTAGTGATTGTTCTAATGATAGGGGTGCTTTCCACCCTGTGTTAGCAATTTTACCACCGTCCAGAGCGTAACGCAAGTCATGTCCTGGGCGAGATGAGTGAAAATCTACAAGTTCATAGTTGAGAGGCTTGCCAACGTACGATGCTACAAGTTCTGCCATCTCTAAATTATCTACCTCACGCTCACCGACCACATGGAATTTCTGAGGGGCCTGAGTCTCGCCATATGCTGGCGTAGGCTGTGTCAGGGCGTGCAGGAGGGCATCAGCCTGGTTCCTAGCATGTAGATAGAACCTACTTCCAATTTCACCTGTAGGAGCAGCATGAATAGTTACTGTTTCTCCAGAAATAACCTTCTTCATAATCATAGGAATAAACTTCTCTGGGTCCTGCATTTCACCAATGATATTCATAGTATTGGTAATAATTAGGGGGACACCATATGTCCTCCAATATGAGTAGGCAATAGACTCCTGTGCCGCCTTGGATGCTGAGTATGGGTTGCTGGGGAAGTACTGATCCATCCATTCACGGTGAGCATGACCAACTGGGGCGGGTCCATATACCTCATCTGTAGATACATGTACAAACTTCTCAATGTCTGAGAATCGTGCCCACTCTAGCATATTACAAACTAGAGAAACATTATTCTCAATGAACGGCACAGGCTCCTCAATAGATCTATCAACATGCGAATCGCTGGCAACATTAAGAACATAGTCAATCTTGCCAATCTCATGAGATAGAACAGGAGAGATCGGAGCAGTAAGGTCATGCTTAAGAACCTTTACTCTCTTAAAGTCATCATCATACCCTGCCACCGCCATTCGGATACGATCAGTAATGCCACGGTGTCTAAAAGATACCAAGCAGACAACATTCCAATCAGTATTCGCAAGAACATGTCGTAGCACATGGCTGCCAACAAATCCGCTGGCACCTGTCAAAAGTACAGTAGTCATTAATATCCTAACTTCTTCTTTTCATTTTCAGTGGAAGACCAAGTATGAGTGTCTTTATAGAAAGTATACTCATCATCTGTCAGTGGCTGCTTGGCCCACCACCCCATATGACGACAAGTAAATCTGCCAGCGATTCTAATTGCACTGGTATTACAAGTCATATTACCTGCAACCTTATCTATTTCTAAAAGAAATTGGTTACGATTATATAACGAAAATGTTGTATCGATAGGAGCAGCGTATAAATCATCTACTTCTGGAAGTCTATCTATCTTGCGTGACCAGTAATTTCTTTCCCAAAGATCTACCTGATGCGGATTAAAGAATCTTTCTCTTTCTTCTGGCGTGTTGATATCTATCGCTAGACCCACCTTAGATACTTCATACGTCTCCAGCACTCTCTTCATTTTATCAATGGCAGTTTTCGGCATTCGTTCGTTAAATAAAAGATCTGGATCAGTGACAATAAAATTCTTGGGCATTTTAGAACAGATATCTTTATTCTCTGTATATACTCTTGGCCCTAAGTTCTTACCCCAAAGAACAACATGGTATTTTTTAGAAAGAGTATCAAGCATCTCTACCATAGGCGGGTAGGTAGACCCATTATCACCAATGATAATGTTTGTCCACCCGCGTTCCTCTAACTGATCTATCATAGACTTTAGATAGGAGGGAGTATTAAATGTCGGAATAATAATAGGAATGTCATCATCATTTTGGTACTCTAGCGCCACTAAAATATCTTCATACTTAGGCATTATCTGTTTTCTCCTAAAACTTCTGGTATGTGAGTGTACCCATATCTAGAAATAATTTCTTCAAATAGGAAGCCATCGGCAGAGTGGTCATACCTGTGCCATCCACCAATTGAATCCCAGGCTTTTTTGCTAGCCACGCATTGCAATAGATCCACCTTCCCCATAACTGGGGGAACTCCAGAGAAATATTTAACCCCAAACTTTTCATGTGTACATGCATAGATAACTACATCTTCTTTAGTTTTATCTATAACGTCTGAAATAGTTTGTAACGCATGGGGATAAAGCGTATTGTCGATATTAAAGTGAAGGATATAGTCTCCCTTTGCCTCTTTAATTCCCAAATCTCTGGAGTGATGGCCCCATCCATAGCCAGCATAGAATTCTTCTAGACCATAAATTCCATAAAATTGATCTGTTTCTATGAGTCTAGCATTGTCTGGTAGATCTAATTCAAATTCTTTAGACCTAGGTCCATCATGAATAATAAGTAACTCATAGTCCGTGAATGTTTGATTTAAAATAGATCTAACACCTTGCTTCATTTTATTTCTAGGAACATGATTTTCTGCATCAGTAGCAATAATTGTAAATTTAGGCACCCTTTATCCTATCATCGTAAAAACTCATAGTCAACGTATTCCTGATTAATATCAGAAAAACTTTTCCTTTGTGAAGCAAGCGGTGGTTTCAGACAGTATGCTGTATGGTTTATTTGTAGTTGACCATATTGAACATCTACTGGGTATATCAACGCACCGCTCAAAGAATTGATAACGTCATCATAGCACGGCTGTTTAAATACTACACAGTGGGCAGCGTAGGCATTCATTATTCTAAATACTCCTGGAGCCACCTCACTCTTACTGCCCGTATGTGGATTAATTCCAAGGTATAGCATTTCGTATGAAGGAATAGATTTCTCTATCTGATTAAACTTATCATTGAAATCTTCAGCAAATTCAACATCATCTTCTAGCATGAGAAAAGATTTTAGACCGCGCTCTTTTGCAAGTTGAAAGACTTTTAAGTGAGACTTCAGGCATCCAACTTCCCCTGGTCTAATATTGGCAGGAGGCTCTAAGAATCCATCGACGCCTGAGACTCTTTCTACTTTTATACCAATAGATTTAAACTGTTTTTTAGCGCCGCCCCATTTGTCTTTTCTTTTGTCTAGGTTTATACAAAAGGCTTGTTCAAAATGGTCTGTAAACATTAGATGACTGTCCATTCTGGTAGATAGTATCCACTAGGGTCGTGATCTGGTAGCGCGGGGCCAAACCAATTTCTTGGAGCAATGACCCTGTTACTACCAGAAAGGTATGCTCCCCACCAACTAAATGATGAGTTAGCAATAACATGCATATCACATAGACTCATAAGTTGTAAGTCTTCATAGGCGCTGCGCTGACTAAATTGAAAATCTTTAAATATATCTAAAGTTTTGCACCACTGAATGTCATCTGAAAAAACAATAGCATCCGTAAAGCCTGAAGATGCTTCTATTGCATCTAGGTAATAAGCCTCTGCTAGCATTGGATGATATGACGATAATTCTAAATAGTCAGTCCTTCTTATATGAATCGCTAGAGTATTTTCTTTTTTGGAGGGGGCAATGCTTGTTGGCCTAAAGGTAAAGTCCCTCTTAATTTTATTTTTAATACCGTCAAAGTACTTATAGGACTGAAAGTATCCAGATAGGTTTATATTGTCTGGACAAGTATTAAATAATACTTCATCAAATCCATGCCTTCTTTCCAGAATTGATTCTCCATCGGACATTCCTACATGGTCTTCAATATTCACATCTAAATAAAAGCAATCATATATATTGCTTCTTAACGATGGATAGTTCTTGCCGAAATGACTCTTGGGAGGAACGCTCCAAGAAAATCCCCTGTTGTGTGCTATTCCTTGCAAGGATGCATACTGAAACATTTGATTTCCCAAATGACCCAGATTACCTAGTTCATTATAGTAAATCGTCACCATGTTCCTTAAAGTAGTTATGGTAGATGTAATCTTCTACCATCATAAAATTATCTTTAACAATACGACAATTTTCTTTCACGGCATCTATTTTAGAATAATATAGTTCTGAAGTCAAGGCGTCAAGGGTGAAGTTTTCATCTAGCATTATTACTCCATCTGTGTTAAATACCCTGCCTATCTCTGGATCACCCCAATAAATAGGTATAGTTCCTGTGGCAAAACAATCTAATATTTTTTCGGTAAAGTACCCAGGGTAGTAGGCGTTTTCATGTGCAACAGAAAACATGTAGGTTGCTAGACCCTCTTCTTTAAACTCAATCTCATTAAATCCCCTGCCATATATATCTACCCTGCCCCGCAACTCATTAGCCAGCATAATCCTTCTCCTATGACCATCACAATATCCTTTAGATGAGGTGATCATAGAAACTAGATTTACCTTATGTTCATACACCTTGGGCTTTCTAATCCATGTTCCATTGGCAGGAACCCATTTAATATTCTCATGTCTGCCAATTAGATCATAACTATGTGTAAACACATACTTAAAAGAATCCATTATAGATGGAATGGATGACTCAAATCTATCGTATACTGCTGGAGTTATAGCCCTTGACTCCGTTAGACAGCCATAATTAATATTTGAATCTCCATCGGCTGCAAACATGTCCCCATCCCGCCAAAATATTGCATCCACATTAGCCCTAGTATTGTATCTAGGGTTAAAATTCTTAGGCTTTCTATCTATTTTTTTATAGATAGATTCATCATAGTCGGCCTGCGAGTCCCCAATAACTGTATAGTTTATCATTTCACTATATCCAATATGTCTGTAATAGTACTGTCATGAACAAAGTTATACTCTGCCTTCACTGGAAAATTATAAATGAATGAATCTTTTTCATTATTACCAATAGAAATAATCTTTTTATTTGCATTGTTTAATATTTGTTTTGTATTCATAAAGCAGAATGGTCCAGAATTTCTACCTATAATGTACTCGCACTGACTGGCTAGCCAAGAAATTTCATTAAGATCTCCACCACTTGTTTGAATTATATTATTTGTAAAAGAAATTCTTTCAGAATTAAATGGTGCGAAATGTGTAAGAATTATATTCCTATCCGTTTCTTGAAGTAATTTCTCTATTAAACCATTAAGATTTTCTAACTCAGACTGTCCTGAAAGAACAGGTCCATTAGAAATAATAATGCTACCATCAGGAACTTTTACATCTGGGATATCAAAGTACTCATATTTTATTTCTGGCAAATAATATTCTTTAGGTCCAAGTTCAATGAATCCGTCCATCATATCAGAGACAGTGGAATATATCTTGGAAAACATTGTGTGATAGGTGTTCCAGTTAATTCCATCACCATACTGTAAGTAGTTTCCTATCCAAGTATTAATATAAATGCTGTCTCTATCCCCCGCCAAGGGAGTGCGATCAGAAAAATTACCTAGAGGTGCCTCTAGAGTTCGGTGATAGATATTAAGATCTTTTAATAGTTTTGGGGAATGATAATGTTGATAGTACAAGTCATGCCTAGATAACTCTTTAATAAGATCTGCGATATACCCTTTAGATGCAAAGATATCACCGTTATGATAATGATTAAAAAATACTATTTTCATTGTGAAAAGATTTTTTCCTCTACAATTTCTGAACCTGTCGCCATGTTGATTTCTCTTTTAATATTGGCCCTGGTGTCATTATACATATAAATTAAACGGGCGTACATAATAAACTCTTTGCCAAAGTCTCTAAGATCTTCTTGTTTTCTAATTAGATCTTCTATCTCCCATAGCCTACGATTTACTGACTTTAAAGTTTCGTAATGAAAAGTTGGAAAAGATATTTGTCCTAACTTATCTGTTAGATAAATTAATTCTTTTTGGATATTTTGGGATTGGGATGGATCTTTAGCAAATTCTAATTTAATTTCAAGGATAGTAACCTTGTCCACTAATTCGCCCACCGACACAGGAATCTCAACAAGCATTGATAATTTCTCCTAGTTTTTCCATGTCTTTCTTAGTTACAAATTGGTTATTTCCAACATAGAGGCCAAGATCGTTTACAATATCTGCGGTAGAAGGAACACGATCCTGATAGGCTAATCTATGCCCCTTTAAGAATGGATGCCTTAAAAGATTTCCTCCAACAACTGGTCGGTATTCGACACCTTCTTTTTCTAACATAGACTCTAGTCTATATTTTGTCTCTGGAGTTTTAGAAATAATTGGAAAACAGAAACTACTGTTACCACTATTATTTGCAATAGTATAAAAATTATCATTCATTCTAATGTAATGCTTAAACATTGTAAAATTTCTACGACGGATTTCAATTGATTTATCTAGTTTCTTTAACTGACTTCTACCGATAATCGCGGGGATCTCATGATTTCTAAAATTATATCCATCGGTAATGAACAGGAACTGAGGAGAAAGATCTGAATTCTGTTGAGCGTATTCAGCAAACTGCAAGGACTCTCTCGCCATCCCGTGACTTCTTTTCATTCGCATAATGTATCATAGTTCAGAATCATTAGTGCTTACCATACCACCCTCAATCGTTGTCATGTGATGACCAAAGTAGAAACTAAATGTCGCCCCTAAACTACTAGAGCCTACCTTATTTCCTTCTGTATCAGTAACCCCGTGAGACTCACAAACGTCGTCAATAATAATTGCAGTAGGAAATATTGACTTTAATGAATATGAGTTAGCATAAAATCCTAGCAGATGGGTCACAAATATTAGTTTTATATCGTAGTTTTTAGAAATATAGATCAAAGATTCCTTATCAAAAGAGAAATCGTCCATGTTAATATCACAGAATACTGGTTCTAGGCCAAGTTGAATAATAGGGGCAACATTAGTCATCCATGTGCAGGAAGGTAGAAGAACTTTATCTCCTGGCTTAAGCCCATATTTTTCCATAACAGCGGCTACTAAAAGAAAGTTTGCCGTACTACCAGATGAAACAAATAAAGAATGTTTTGATCCTAGCCAGTCATTCCACTCTTGCTCAAACTTTTCACACTGTTCGCCGCGAGTAAATTTATCTGTCGTCAGGGCAAACTTTGCAACTTTAAAACGCTCAGAAAGCGTAATCGTGTCCTTCATAAGAGGCCATTTATAGGTAGTCACTGTTCTCCAAAAACCATTGATATGTATCTTGAATGCCGTCATCTAAACCTATAGATGATGACCAACCAAGATTATCTAACTTTGATGTATCTAGTTTTCTTCTTGGCGTTCCGTTAGGCTTAGATGTATCCCATTTAATACTTCCAGTAAATCCTACCACTCTAGCGACTATTTCTGCAAGTTCTTTTATAGAGTATTCCTGTCCCGATCCGATATTAATATGACTTGGATCATTGTAGTTGTTCATTAAAAATATTAATGCATCTGCTAGGTCATCTACATGCAAAAACTCTCTCGTTGGAGAGCCGTCCCCAAACAAAGTTACCTCAGTATCGCCGCTGACCTTGGCGCTATTAAATTTATGAATCATTGCAGGGATAACGTGACACTGTTCAATGTTAAAGTTGTCATTGACTCCATAAAGATTGGCTGGCATAACTGATATTGCATTAAAGCCATACTGTTCGTTATACTTCTGGCACATCTTTAATCCAGCAATCTTTGCAATTGCATACCCCTCATTTGTTTCTTCTAGCGGAGCCGTAAGTAAATATTCTTCTTTAATCGGCTGCTCAGTAACTTTAGGGTAGATGCAAGCAGAGCCAAGAAACATTAACTTCTTTACGCCATTTTCATAAGAAGAATTAATAACATTATTCTGAATAATAAGATTTTCATAAATGAATTCTGCTGGATAATTTTTGTTGTAGTTAATGCCGCCAACCTTTGCTGCTGATAAAAAGACATACTCAGGTTTTTGAATTGCAAAGAACCTCTTAACCTCTGACTGATTAGTTAGATCAAGCCTGTGTCTATCTACAGTAATTACTGTCTCATATCCTAGACTTTTTAATTTTCTAACTAAAGCAGATCCAACTAGACCATTATGGCCAGCAACATAAATAGATGACTTAAATTCCATTAATACACATGTCCTCTACTAAATCATCAAAAGTACACTCTGGACTCCAGCCTAATTCTTTCCTCGCCTTGGAAGAGTCTCCGAGGAGTCGATCTACCTCTGCTGGACGAATATATTTTTTATCTACAACAACTACTGTTCTACCAGTTCTAAAATCTATTCCGACCTCATTGAGTCCTTCACCCTGCCATTCAATATCCATATCAAAGTAGGGAGCGCACTTTTCAACAAAGTCCTTAACTGTATACTCTTCACCTGTAGCAATAACATAGTCATCGGGAGTATCTTGCTGCACCATCAGCCACATAGCCCTAACAAAATCTTTGGCATGGCCCCAATCTCTTAATGCATTTAAATTACCTAGCCTAAGAACATCTGCTTTGCCTAACTTAATATCTCTTAAACCTAGGACAATCTTTCTAGTTACAAAAGTTTCGCCTCTGCGTGGAGACTCATGGTTAAACAAAATACCATTACAGGCAAACATGTCGTAGGCCTCACGATAATTTTTTGTAATCCAGTAGGCATAAAGTTTTGCTACGCCGTACGGAGATCTAGGATAGAATGGCGTAGTTTCAGATTGTGGAACCTCTTGCACAAGCCCATAAAGTTCTGACGTAGCCGCCTGGTAAAATTTAGTATGATCTTCTAGTCCAGCCATTCTAATTGCCTCTAGAAGTCTCAGGGTTCCCAAGGCGTCTGAGTTAGCAGTAGATTCTGGTGTTTCAAAGGAGACCTGTACATGGCTCTGCGCCCCAAGATTATACAATTCGTTTGGCTGTATTTTACTTACGAGGCTTACTGTAGATAGTGAATCTGTAAGATCTCCATAATGTAGTTTAAGATTTGGGTGATCGTATAGATGATCTATTCTTTGTGTGTTAATAGAGGATGACCTTCTTTTAATTCCATGAACAGCATAGCCCTTTTCTAAAAGGAACTCTGCCAGATATGACCCATCCTGACCAGTGATGCCAGTAATTAATGCAGTCTTCATTCCTTAACCTTACTTTTAATAAGGACATTGACAGGGCCAGTTCTAGGCCTTTCTTCTTCAATGTCGGATAGCAGGAAACGCTCATGTATCTGAGGGGTATTCCATACTAAATAATGATACGGGAAATTTCCCATTTTATCAACATAAAATTGTTGGACTTCTGGCATGAATTCACCTAGAGCATAAATGCTAATTAAATAGTTAAAGGGTGGAATCTTTACGTCATCGCCTACTAATTCTTCATAAGAGAAGTATTTAATTTTATCTGTGTAACCCAAATTTTCTAAATACTTTCTTTGTAATTCATTAGGCCAATATAAATCAATAAGGGTGTAAGAGTTAATATCAATACCAAATAGCGGAGCAAGATCAATGACCATTTTACACTGTCCACCATAGCCCCCGCCGATCTCTAACACATCTATATTATTTAAATGACTATCTTTCATGTGCTGTAAAATTTCCAACGCCTTAAAAACATAAGCAATAGTTGATGGAGAAAATAGTTTATTATTGCAAGGAACTTCTGGGTACTCTAATAATAGAGGAGTTCCTACAGAATCATTTTCAGATACTTTTTCCCAGTCAATTAAACTAATTTTATCTTTATATTCAACCATTGCTCTGGATAAAAATGATCTAGAGAATTCTTCTGATGTATGCTCTAAGATAGTTGTAAAGCACCTATCACTCTTAAATGAATTAAAATATTCATCGTTACATACGGCTAACTCACAAACTGGAACATGCACATATGCTGAATTATCAAACATATACTCTTCTTTCTATAATACAATCAATACAGTAGTGTGTGGCGTACTCTGTATAAGCACTGCTAGTCAGACAATCAACCAGTGGACTAAACACCGCCGCCTCATTGGTACAAGATAAATTAGAGCAGTAGTACTCTTGTGGCTGCTTTATTTCTTCTATAGATCTTTTTTTAAAGATACTCATAGGTATTCCTCATCAGATTCATAATCTATTCCCATCTCTGACAATTCAGTAAGATCAGAGTTTTCAATTATTTCTTCATAATCTATTCCGTCTAAATGATATTTGACAATACAAAATTCTGGATACCTTTGCAGGACTTTACCCCAACAACCCTCCGATTCTATCCAGATTATTTCCATCAGACTTTCCTTGGTGGATCTCCAGGAACTCCCTGAAAGTCACAGGTGTATCCAAATTTTTCTACAATACCTTTAAGTTTGTATAAATACTCCATGATAATTATTTGTTTTTCATTAGACAAAGACATAACTTCATTCTCATAAACTCTAAGAGCAAGAAAATTAGGCATTTCAACAAGGTCCACGACTATATTATAGGGTGGCTTATTTTCTTTTAAAATCTTATAGACTAAAGGATCATAAATCAATGTCTTCTCCGTCAGATACTAGTTCTAAAACTCTTTGCCAAACCTCTTGTGTTTTATGAGAATTTCTCACATTGTCTAGTTTACCATCATTTAGAAATACACTTCCCCATACACCATAGGATTCAGTCTTAACGCCATAGTCAAAACACTCTTTAATTACGGGGCATGATAGGCACTGCCTATCAATATCCTTTGCTATTGCCTGGTCGTTTTCGTACTTATCAAAATAGAATTCAGTATCTGTTCCAGCGCAGAGTGCTTCACTTAGCCACATATTTAGAGGGAACTTTCCATCCATTACTACCTGGGTAGTACTTCCTGGCGACTCCCCACATTCCATTATGGAACATGCCGTTTTTCTTATAGAAGCCATCCTTGAGTGGCTTCCAATCTACAATGGTCCATCCATCCCAAAATAGATTCTTGTTAGAATCTACAAGGTTATGGGCCATGTCGTAATCGACAAATGCTTGAGACATTTTATTCCTCACTTGTTGTATAGACAATTTTCTTAATACCGTTACTTTTAATTACTTCGTAGCATCTACTGCATGGGCGACTATCTCTAGCCGCACCCTTCCTGTTTACTCTTGCCACATAAATAGTGGCTCCAGAAACATCCTTAGCCTTCTTGATAGCATCAATTTCTGCATGTACTGAGCAGTGATCCTTGATGTGTTCACTTGATACAATCCTTGGATGGCTTCGATCTTTATTCATTCCTGTGGAAATGACTCTTCCACCCTTTACGATTACTGATCCGTGCTTCATTCGACATTCTGATTGTGATGCTAGATAAGATGCTACTGAAAGATATGCTTGGTCGCGCTTAGATATGGCGACCTGCTCCTTTGATAATCCTCATGGTTTCTCCTATACCTTATAGATGCTTACAGGAATATTATTATTCTCTGCTTCAGAAATAACAACATCAAATAATTCTGAACGTTCATTCTTAGTTGATAAATATACTACCGTATCTGGAGCATAGTTGTCAAAGTTTTTCTCAACATCATTTTTAACTACACGATAAAACCGTGATTTAATGCCCTTCTGCTTAAAGAAACGCTCAGTCTTATTGACAAATTCCGCTGCAAACTGGTTGATCTTATAGGGTCCAGCAGTATAAATATCAATTCTATTGTCGTCAGATGTTACATTGTTATCAATGGCAACAACGACAGCGCGGGTAAAAGTATCATAATCTGAGAACTTATTGCTCCCATAAACAAGAATTTTCATTTTATTCCTTAGTATAGATCTCTGAATTCTCCAGATAGAATCCATGAGTTTTCTTCTGTTTTAATTAAATCGATAGTGTCCCATACACCCTTTAAATATATATCAGAAGGCACGTTTAATGTTACACTTCCCGATATTGCAACATCTAGTTCACCCTGAGAAGCCCTAACAATTTTAAAAATAGATCCAACGGGAATCGGTTGTACTGAATTATCAGGTATCGTAATTAGCCCCGAACCCGTTGGTTCAAAATGAAGTATACCGTTTACATGCTCTGTACTCAAGGTATAATTAAAAGTATCTACCCCTTCTCCGAAGTGATAGACTTTATGAATAACTTTATCCACAAAGGTTAGATTATTTACTAAACTAATCCACGATCCTGACACCCTCATCCTATAGACACTTGAAGCGCTATTGAAATACATTTCTCCATTACTGGAAACTTGTGGGTCAGAGTTCAGGGTGACTGGTTTAAATAACGAAACAAATTCCATTACAAGACACCCTCATTATTAATAAATCTTCCGCCCCATAAATTTTTATTAACATTTACATATCCTGGAGGTATTGCGGCTAGTCTGCATTTACCCATCTCTTGAATTTCATAAGAAAGTATCTTACATCCAAGACCGCCGTCTTCTTTTTCATAATGCAAAGAACAGTTGCCACACATGACCCCAATTGACGCATCTTTATTTTGGGCTGGAGGCTCATATCCAATCCAAATTCCTGTGCTTTCGTTGTTTAAAGGTCCATACTTTTCTGCTAAAGCAACTAAAGAATCATGAAACTCTTTTTCTGGTTCAGATAACTGTTCGTATAAATCTTCCATTTTATTTATTTTTTTAGACTGTGCTTCTGCTGCATACAAGGCACGTTGCTGCTGAATAGCGGCATTACGAGAGGGGTGTGTGCCATGCACTCGCCCACTTGGACTTACAACAGAATATCCAGATTTACCACGATAATTTTGTCTAATATCATATGGCATGATCAGCCTCCCAAGCATTTATTAAGTCTATTATACCTTAAGCAGTGAAAATTTACTATTCTTTTCAGCCTGAGCCTTCATATGAATTAGTTCTATCGCCTCTGACCATTGATATTTAACAGTAAAAATATTAAACTTTTCAGCCACTACCTTGAAGTTCTTCTGTCTTTCTGCATTACGGACTTCTGGGTCTAGTAGTTGTTTAAAATGTTTAAGCCAATCTTTAGAATTCTTAGCAATTCTTCCAGCACCCGATTCTGCTAGATCACGATACTCTTGTGTATCGGATGCAATAAAAGGAATGCCTGATAGGGCATACTCTAATCCTTTAAGATTACTTTTAGCCTCATTAAATTGGTTTGGGTTTAGAGGAACAATGCCAATATCTATTGGCATAAAAACATTTCCATAGTATTCTGGACGGGCTCCAGTATATCCGCTGACCCTATCTTCATCAATATTAAGTGCTTCAGCAATCCATTTTGGTCTGTCTAACATGACGCCTGTATGATGGAATTTGAGATTATTCTGTTCAACAAAAGTTTTTACTGGCCCAGATACATGCTTGAGATCATCATATCTCCACATCATAATGCCTACCCAGCCAACAGTAGGTTTATTTCCAGACATATCTATTCTGTACATAAAAGTGCTTGGATCTAAAGAATTCTTAACTCTATAAACAGTATCGTTATATTGAAGCATTCTTTGTTCAAGAAACTTAGTGCTAGTAATGATTCCATCTGCCACCGAGTATGTTGAGATTAAATGACTTCTATTATTATCAGGATTCTTTACTGGGTCTGTAGTAATAAACGCTAGATTATCTTCTGGCAACTGCTCAAAATGATCATCGGTATCAATAATTACTGTTTGCCCTAGTTTCCTGGCTTCTTCAATATATTTAACAGCATCTTTATGCATAAATAATTTGAGAATAACAACATCTAATTTGTCAAAGCACCAGTCATACTCTTTAATTATCCCTCTGTAGCCAGCCTTTAATCTTTCATATGGCTTTACTGCTACAAAACCTTCACCATCTTTCCAGCCAATTTCCCCAACCATTACCTGATGACCAATTTGATTTAAATTATGTGCAGGAATCATCATTCTAACATTAGTACATCCACCAGGCTGACCCTCAATGTGGTCGCCCCAGTCAGTAGACAGAAAGCCAATACGCATTTATTCTCCATTAGTTGTGATGTGGCGGGGGTGTTGCCGCACATTTTATTGTGTTTCCCCCGCCACACCGACTATCTATAAAATTATACCTTTTTTGGCGTACATTTACCAGGAAACAGCGACCATCCAGTATTGAACGGTGCAATAACCCATGAATATGTCAGGCTAGATCCCCATAGGGAATAATACATTCCTGCATTCTCATACCATGAATCATTCTTAAACGAGTAACCGTATCCCCAGTTATGCATTCCATCATTCAAAAAGTGCTTTCTAACAATTTCTGATTGCCTTTCTTTATCTAGCATATTATCTCTAGACCACCAGGATCTTCCTGACCAGGCACTTGTTTGAATTTGCCAAGTACCTAGGGCTCCAGTAAAATATCTGCTAGATTCATCTAGTGATTCATGCTTAGATTCGCGCCAGGTAATTGCCCAGGCTCCTCTTAGCATTCCAGGTCTATTAAAACCTGCTTTAAACAGAATCTTTGCCTGCTTATCATTACACTTAGAAGGCAGGGTCCAGTTTCTATCTGTTACTGCCTTTCTTTCTAATGCGTCAGCGGTGGCAAAGTTTCCCGTACCTTCCGCCAAGGGCGCAGACTTAGCATACGCCATGCTTGGTGCAGCAATAAAAGTAATTGCCAAAACTGCGGCGGCAATCCAATCTACTGCCAAACCAATTTGGTTTTTTGTCGTCATATTGACCTCCTTGGGCGGCAACATCTATTTATTCTACAGCATAAGAATAATTACCAGTTAATTATTTCTAGCATGTTATTGTACATATTAATATGTGGCTTTAATGCATAACCGTTATCAGTTTTTACTAAACAGTAAAAAGTAAAGTATGTCATTCTAAAATCATTAACGATAAAGATTCATAGGCTGCTAAAGCCTCATTACAAATAAATGCAGACCTAATATCATTGTTTTCATTTAATGAAACTAAGATGTGACTTTTTTCTTCTTCTTTTATTTCTTGAAGAATACTAATAAAAGAATCTAATACTTGCTCTACAACTAAATCATCTAATTGTACATCCTCTTTTATTTTATTTAAAAAGTGTTCTCTATTAATAGTCATTTTTATCCTTTATCACATAATGACTTGCCCACGATACCAATAATACAGTAATCGTGGGCGGTGTGTCAATGATTATGACTGTCGGGAAAAGATAGCATCAATTTCTGCTACATGGGACGGGCCAAATCGTGCGGCCTCATGCCTTGCTCTTTCCCATTCACTCTGAAGTTTATAGTTGCTTGTGGCATCTGTTCTAAATACTTCTGAGAAAAAATGTGCAAACGCTCTCATAATATCCTCCTTGTGGGTTGATACTTTAATCTTATCAGGCTAACTCTAAGAGGTCAAATTTAAAACGCTCTTTGTGACCAGGCTCACTCATCATAGTCCCATCGAATAATCATCATTGCATATCTTAACCCCTGTCTAAACCACTCTGCCTCTGAAGAATAATCTTCTGCAAAAGGAGTTTCGATACATTCTTCTATTTGATCTGAGAATCTATCTCGCCAATATTTTTGGCATTCATCATCGCTATGCATTTCCACGCTGGCATGGTAGGATTCGAACCTACAACCTATCGGTTAACAGCCGATTGCGCTGCCGTTGCGCCACATGCCACTACTTAAAACGCTGGAGAATCAGGGGTCGAACCTAAACTAAATGTTCCAAAGACATTTGTGCTGCCATTACACCATTCTCCATAACCGATGTGCCAGCGGGTAACTACACCATCCCAAGGTTTTCTGCACGTTTGACTAACTTCATGCTGGTATCAACCGCGTAACTCGGCATTGCTGGCACATCGGAGTCTATTTAGTTATATCGAAAGGACTGCCTTCCCACATTTTTTTCATCCTATTAACGATTGCTCTTGACCAGGAATATCCTGCGTCACCGCCCCAGGCATCCCACATTATCTTTCCATTCGATGGATAGCCTTCTTCACCAGGAGAGAATCCCTTTCCCTGCTTATCTACTTCATGTCTAGAGAAATAAGAATACATTCTCTTAACTGTGTCTAATGAAAGGGATTCTTTTCTTGCTAGTTGTCCTGCCCGTGTCCATCCAACAGATGTTCCCGCGCCTTTAGCCTTGCCTTCTTCTTTCCACTTCAATGCTCGTTTCGCATTTGATGACATAGCATCAGTGGGTTTGTATGTTTCAGCCATTTATTTTTCTCCACATCCAAAAACTAATATAATATGCATGGAAGTGTTTATGGCAAACTTCGGTTTTGAAGTTATCTCTTTCTCCCTGCCATTCTGCTGGGCTACCACAAAATTTACATTCCATAACAAATTATAGCATTCCAAGTTTTGTCGCGTAATCATACATCATAATTCCACTTGCGACACTAACATTTAGACTACGAACACTTCCAAGTTGTGGAATCATAACAACATCGTCTGCCATTCCAAGACCCATGGGGCTTACGCCCCTTGCTTCTTCACCAAAAATCATAAAGGTATTCGGACTCCACTCGTATTGAGTAATTGGAATAGCCCCAGGAACATTATCCACTGCCACCCACTTCATGTCTCTGATATAAGGCTCATTAAGATAAATATGATCTAGTGATGGAGCGTATTTAAGATGAACATAGTTTTGAGTTCCCACTGCTCCACGCCTATCCCATCTTTTATTACCAATGATCCATGACTCTTTTGCTAGAAAAGCGTTACTGTTACGAATTCCAGATGCTTTATTAAAGTCACCAGAAATATTTTCAAAGCCTACAACAAATGGAAGTCGGCGGGTATCAAGATCTGCTTTAATTTGATCATTCTCCCACTCCTTGTAGTAGTCAATAACGTTTCTAGTATCCTTTCCAATCTCCACCATGATACGCTCCTGTACTGTAAATGAGATACATCATTGATTTTTCATCTTCTGTAAGGTCATCCGACTGCACCCATTCTTCAGATTTATTTGTAAGATAGATGTATGCTTTTCCGTCTTCATCCATCTTTAAATCTAGAAATCCTTTAAACCATAATGAATTCATAATGTCTGAATCCATTTCCCTCATGTACTCAACTACTTCCGCTTGTTCTTCATAAAAGAGTGGAGTAATCTTATACAGCGGATCACCTACAGGGTTATATCCTACCACCTTGATGTAACCTTTATCAAGCAATATTTTTATCAGGTCTTCGCTCATGTCCATACTAGATCATCCCTATTGATTGAATATAATCATCTATATTATTAGATGATGAAGGAGGAGTGATAACATTTTTCTCTGCCTCTTCCCTCCGCTGGTCTCTAATAAATTGCTTGTATGTATGCACTTCTATCTCTATTTCTTCCGACTCTTTTCTAGTATTTGAAATAGTGTTATAGATAGATCCACATACGGCATCAGAGAGATCCTTTGATCCTTTTCTTGGGTGGTCAACCTTATCTCTAATTATTCTTAGTTGCAGTAATTCATCTGTTAGAAGTTTAATGTCTGGACCTATAATTCTTTCCTCTCCTACTAACATAGCCATATCATCGTAATGCTTCTTGGCTACAGAAAGTGTTTCTGTTTCTATTCCAGCCATTCTAAGTTCTGCCATAATGTCATGAGAGTTCCACCTATCAAAGGTCACCTTTTTAATATTGAATCCCCTAGATCTAAGATCTATAATAAATTGTTTTACCTCTGAAAAATCTACAGATTTATCAGCGGTGGGAGTCCACCATCTTACACAATCTACTACAACTATTGGACTTACAACTCTGTGACTCATAAATGATTTAATCTGAACCCACCTGTCAACATGGGACATGGCTACAGCACAATGATCATGTTTCTGGGCAAGATCAACGTGTATGTAATATTCTTTACCATCCTGTGGAATAAACCAATCTTTAAATCTTCCATCCTCGTCCACACCATTCATTGGTTGATTAAAGCACGCCAGAATCTTTTCTTTTGATTTAAAGAATGCATCTACTGCATCTGGAGGCATACAGGCAAATCTTCCAAGAGCGTCGATTGGATTGTTATAGAAGGCAATTTTAAAATCATTGATCGATCTAGTTGGATTAACTTCCCAGGTAGGTCTCTTTAATGCAAATACTTTAGGGTACTTATAGGCATTAATTTGATCCTCTTCCCACTCAACAGTGAATTCGTTCCCTGGCATATTCTCTAGTTCTTCATCTAGTTTAAATGTATGAGATCTAATGATGACTTCTTTGTCCGCCACGACTGCATCATATCTTTGCTGGATAAAGTCATTCTTATATCGGGGGAAAGATAGTAGGACTACCTTGCCAAAATCTGGGAATCGTGAATCTACAGAGGCTCTATACATATCATAGATCGCCTGCCCAGTTTTAGACTGTTCGTTGCCACTTGTAGAAATAGTGCTGAAGCCAGAAATCTCGTCAAGGATCACACAGATAACGTTGTAACCTTCCCATGACTCTCTCTCTGAGTGACCAGAGTGACATGTAATGGATTTATCGAACGATACGCTTTGCGCTGTAATGCTGTACTTGCCAGTAAACCACGGAGAATCTTCAACTCTTTTTCTAAAGCCCTTAAAGAATACGTTCTTTGCTTGTTCAGAGTTGATAGCAATATTAATAATGTCAATAGAGTCACCTGGGGGCTTGCCAAAATATTTGGCTGGATCTTTTAAGCATAGAAGCAAATATACAAGATAGGTTACTGAGATTGTAGAAAGATAATCTTTACCCGACCCTTTTCCTAATTGCAAAATTACTTCATTACAAGTTTGACGGGATCTTTTAAGACCCTCTTCTTCTCCATATAACTTAGTCAGAGTTTCTTTTTTATAGATTTGAGTCATGGCTCTAATCGATTGATATTGATATGAAGATAAGGGTGGAAGATGTAGATAATCTTCATTGGTAACAAACTCTTCAACTGTTACGGGGCGTTCTTCAAACTCATCATCCTCCAACGCCGATATAAAATCATCAAACATCAGAAGCCTTCAGCCTTGCCCGTAACTTCTTCTAGACGCCTAAATACTTCTCTCTTGCAATGATCGCATCCCGCCACAACTTCTTTAAGAATTTTTACAAGAATTTCCTGTTTGCGCTCAGTCTCAATAATCTGCTGGGCTATTTCACTATCCTCAATTAGTCCAGCCTTCTGAAGCATATCTATTTGTTTTTGCTGTATATCTGCCACGATTTTAATACCAGCAGTTTTTTTACCTAAGTCTCCAATTGTGCCAGCCTGACTAATAACGTCCCAGCCCTCTTCAATAAGCATTGAATAATGCCTATCGGCACCAGATAGCGCCTCTCTTGCTCGCATCTGAATTTGCCTGTCACTCTGAATAACTGAACGCCACTCATCAAGGTACTCCTGTACCTCTGCTCTTTTAAAGCCTGTAAGTTTTGCAATAGTAGTTGGGTTAGTAGTTCCTTTTAGGAATACATCTACAACTTTGTTTATTTTCTCCCAGCGTTCAGCGAGGACTATTTCAGTTGACATTCATCTTCTTTCTAATACTTTTCTTTGCGTGGACCACTCCCTTTAACCGATCCACATAGAAGGAACGGTATTCCCCCGTACTAGGAGAGTAACAATCTATCCAGGTAACGTCCTTTTTGATGTTATGAGCAAGTCTAATAAATCTAAAAGATCCACGAACATCCTTAAATTTAAGCGAGTCTCCTGGCTTAATGACAGTCCTTCCAAACTTCAGTTCATAGAATACTGATATATCTGGGTTTACTTTATAGGATGGGGCCTCATCGGAATCGCTAACCCTTTTTTTAGACATGACTCTCCTTGTTAGGTGGCAAATCCACTTCCGCCACGGGTTGGAGCCCAGACCATTCCTGGTGAATCAATGTTTCTTACTAACCTCAGGCCACAGTCAGGGCAGATAGCATTGTCTCTATTCTCCATTTTCATTAACATCTCATGCGACTTATCACAATCAATGCATGTAAAGGTATAAAGCGGCATTACTTCCATGTCTCCTTCATTGCAATACTCAATAGTACCAGATAACCCATAAGATCGTCAAGATCATTTTCTTTAAACGTGTTGTCACCATCCATAAATCTAGATAGTTTATCATCTATGCGAACTTTTAACTGTTCAGTTGTATCCGACCGCGAGAATATTCTTACTGGATTAAGTGCTGAATTACCATATGATCGATTCTTTTCTATTAACAGAGCAGTAACCCTATGGCATTCTTCTTGAATCGCCATCTCAACGTTGTTGCGAGGGATTAATTTACCCAATGATTTTACATTTTCAGTCTTAGTGTACATGTGCTGTAAATCTTGCTCAATCATTTTTTACCAAACTTTCTTGGGTCACGGATGAGATTATATTTTACTAAGTAGCGATAGATAGTCTGATGACTTACCCCGCATTCTTTAGCAATCTCTTCTAAAGATTTTTTATCTATAACATATCTTTTAGTAAGATAACTTTTATTTTCATATAGTTTAGACATGATTAACCAAATTCATATGTGCATAATAGGCTAATCCGAATGCATCTCCAACATCATTATCTGTTATATTAATATTAAATTTATTATTAAAATAATCTAAAGTTTTTTGCTTTCTTAAAGTTCTTGAATAATTCCTGTACCAATTATCTGATTTGCCAGGAAATTCTAATTTAATACCCTCTTTATCAGCCTTTGTTAAATTTTTATTACCTATGTATGACTGCCATTGAATCGGAGGAACTGTAATAATGCTGTTAGAATCTTTAGCCAAACCTCCGACTAATGCCCCCACAATCATAGCCATATGGATAGCGACTGCTTGAGATTTTACCATAATGGCTGACTCTATACAAATATAATCTGGCTTAACTTCTTCCTTAATAAAAGGAATCTTGTCTCTACAATCAATTACTTTGTCATATATATTGTTTCCATGAAATTCTACCTTACCCCATTTGATTGGCTTGTCATCAAAGAGGCAGAAGGCAAAGGAATTAGTAGAAGAGTCTACTCCTAAGACTGTACTAGCGTTTTGTTTTATTAGTTTTTTTAGCGACATTTTTAATAACCTCTAGAATATTTCCCTTATCCTGCTGTTTATTTTTATCTGTACAGGTAAAACATAAATCATTTTCATTGTATCTACTGAGTAATTGACCGCACTCACAATATCTTTTTTCTCCACTTAGCCTTCTTTTGTTTTCATAATACTTAGTCATTATTTTTTTGTTTGTCGCTAAACGACAACAAGCGGGGGTGCAATACTTTTGATTCTTTTTATTAGATTCAAATGGCTGCCCACAATTAGCGCAGTTTTTCACTCAACACCCACTTTGAGATTAGTAATCTTTACCTGACCATCCTCACGCTCTTCACATGCCTCTGATACTGGGCACCCTTTACAAGTCCAGGTAGACTTTGTGTATCCTCGTTTTGGGACTATATTGTTTTTATATGATTCACGGACCTCTTGCATCCAAGAAAACACATACTCAATATATTCTTTATTCTTATCATTCATCTCAATGGGGATACAAAGTAGTTCATTGTCATTTTTATTTTCATATAAAATGAATCCCTCATCTGCCCCCTCAATTTTCATATAAACTAATAATTGAAGAAGATGGCTTGGAGAAGGGTGTCCTTCACCCTTTCTTTGAATGAAATATTGGTCTTTGATCGTTTTGATTTCCCCAATAATCTCTTCATTGTCAACCTCCAGAACTAGGTCAGCGAACCCTCTTACAGGAGGGTCAGTGTTTTTAATCTCTCTTTCATTCTGTTTTAATAAACCTGTAGATTCGACAAGTTTTTCTATGCGTTCGTGAGCGGCTGTTCCAGATCTCATAGATGCAATATTGGCGGCTGGAATATTATCCGTAAACTCAGCACCGTTAAAAGCAAGCCACCAGTATCTTGCACATGTCCCATGACCATATCCAATTGTGCTGGGAGCAAAAGATGTTTTTCTTTTAAACTCTTTATTTGTATTAGATTCTTGATATGCAGAGTTAAGCATCTTTATAAATTTTCGTGCATTTAATTTGGTATTCTTAGGTTTAGTCATCAGTGATGATAATAGATTCTTTGTCATATTAACCTAAATTATATCTTACGATGTACTTCAAACTGTCTACTAATTTGTCTAGGGCATCCTTTGTTGAATAGTAGATATTCTTTTTAATGTTATTTGGAGATCCAGTAGGGCCTTTAGCCGCCGTCGAATACCATGCTGCAAGAATTCCAAACTTAGCAGATAAAGCCTGAAGTTTTGCAATTAAAGTGAGTGCCTGGACAGGAGGAATATCTGGCTTTGAAATAATTTTTACAATAGCAGCCATCGCCTCATCAAGACCGTCATCGCTGACAAAATCATGAATGTCAGCGAACTCCGACACCTGATTAATAAGATCAATTGTATTTTCCATCTATCTCCTCCAATAATTCTTCTAGCACTTCCCATTCAATAATGGCGAGTCTAGTCCTTCTGCCGCCGCTGCCTAAGACAGCCTGAAGCAAAGGGTTCTTTGTGTTGTCTGTCTTAAGACAGTCAGTAACAATCTTGGCCCACATATCCTGGCTTAATGATATTGACTTGGCATATTCTTTTACATCTACTACAAACCTGTCTATGTTTCCATCGGCTTTTTGATATTGACCGCGACCACTATTTTTATGAGCCTTTGCACCCATTCGTTTTAATTCTGCACGCTCACTCATATGCTAGCCTAGCACCACCTTCATGTCCATTAGGACATGTCCAGTAAACTTTTTTATTCTCTGAGTCATACTTTCCTGTAGTAACAGTCTCAAAGCACCCTGGCTCAGAGCATGTAAATGTACCTTCAATATCTTTAAGGTTGCTAGATTTATTTGGAGAACTAGTAATAAATGTTTTAGGATCGATCATATCTTTTCATACACCAATTTTGTGAGTTCTTCTTGCATATCAAGGTCTTCTCTGACCCTAGCAATAACATTAGCGCGACCTTGGATACGATCACCTAGTACTGTATACCATGCACCGCCGCGTTCAATAACACCTAACATTTCGGCACTATCAACTAGATCAGCAACCTGATCCACGCCTACATGTGATCCCTGGAAATAAAAATCGTACGACCCCGTAATAAATTGTGGACCAGTTTTGTTATAGTCAATAGTCCAATTAACTGGGCGACCAACCTTCTGTTCAATTAACTTATCTCCTACTGCAATTTTATCCTTGATGCTTGAAGCCTCTGCTTCACTTGACCATAGTTTAATAATTGTACTAGAAAAGAACTTTACAGCCATTCCACCTGTGGGAATATGGCTGGCGTGCATGGAGCCAAACTGGTTACGTTGTTGAGAGATAAGGATGAGAAGCGTTTTATCATTAACGTAGTTTAACATTTTGACCGCGTGAGTCATATCCTTTGCCTCTGCTCCAATTTGTTTAGTATCTTGCAACTGCTTTAGTTCAGATCCATCTTTTTCAAAGTAGATTGCTGGCAGTAGTGCAGAGATGGAGTCTACAACAAGGAGATCCACTCCCGACTGGATAAGTTGCGTCCCAATATCAACCATGTCGTTAATTGTTTTTGCGGAGGAGTAAATAAGTTTTGAGGAATCGACTCCAAGTTTTTCAGCCCATTCAGGAGAATATGACTGTTCGGAATCAATCCACGCGCATGTCTTCCCCTCGCTCTGGGCATCTGCAATAAGTTGCAGGCAGAATGAGGACTTTCCAGCACTTTTATTACCCCAGATAAGAACTTGCCGACCATACGCTAACCCTCCTTTTAGAGCAACGTTTAAAGAAAAACTTGGAGTTTTCTGCTTATGTATTTCTACATTAGCGGCGCTTCCTACCATCTTTCTTATTTTTGGATCTAATTTCGATAGAACTTCCTCCATCATCATGTCGCTCATTAAAGTGATTCTCCAATACTTCTGATATTTTTTTTATCTCGTCGTTTCTAGAACGACCTAATGTTAATATTATTTGCTGCATAAGTTCTTCATCGTGTCCACGAATAACAAGAAGTTTTTCTTCATCTGAACCATGCAGAAAGTAAGCGTCCATTATATCACCCACGGGTGCCGTGCAGCCGTGACCTTTTTTTATTTACTTCTGCTTTCGACTTAACTGTTTTATGCAGACTATAAATTACTTCTCCGTTATCTAAAAGACCTTGATACAAATCAAGAACCCTAATAATAATGTCCGCTAATTCTTCTACAACTTGATCATGACCTTTTGATTTTCTAAGAGCCTCTAGTACTTCGGTTGCTTCTGAATGAATCATTGCAATCTGCTTTGCATAGAAGATAAACTTATCTTCTTCTGGTAGAGATCCTAGTGCGTCCCAAAAACCTTTTTCTACTGCTGTTTCATGCAATTTATCTGCTAAATAATCTAAGTTCATCTAATAAATCCTTTAAGTGTTGTAGCGCCAGATGTTGTTTCACCAAATATAGGTTTACAGTGTGACCCTGGCCTCATTTTTGCTAAGGCCTCTCCATACATAGAGGGAAAAATTACAATGGATGTAAGATCTTTTTCATCATTTGCAAGAACAGCGTTCGCCATCTTATCACCCTTTTTAGTTCTTCTTGGCTCCATGTCTACGACAAAATATTCATCTGGCCCAAGAGTCATAGTTTTTGCCTTTAAGAATTGTACAAATGAATTGCTAGTAGAGTCAAGGGAATCTGGGGGAAGGTACGAAAGAATTCTATTATCTGATATTAACAGGATGTACATTTTTCCAGGCTCAATTGTTGTATCTTGATTATGGAATACCCCCACGCTGCCTGTCTTATCGACTATTTCTACTCTACTCCACCCCTCCCCTCGCTTAATAGATTTGACCATACCCATAACAATGAAGGCACCATTTTCATCATATTCTTCTAGAGGTCTAAAGTATGATTCTACCCAACGAGGAATATTAGTAACAAACTCTGGAATATTTAAGAATTCATACAGGCTTTCTCTTTCGTTTCCAGTCCTTGGATTATCCTCAAATGCTGCAGCACCAATTCTATTAAGTGCATCAACGGCGCGACTATTAATACCAGAACCTTTTTTACTAGTGAATTCAATAAACTCTTTATATGAACTAAACGGGCGTCCAGCAAGAATCTTTTTAGAAATCCCAGCAGATAAGTATTTAATATTACCAAGCCCAAATCTAATGGCATCACCCTCAAGTGTGAAGTCTTCTCCAGACTCATTGATGTGTGGCAGGCGAATCTTAATATTCATTCTCTTGGCTTCAATAAGGTAGTCGGTTCTTTTATCCTTATCTAATTCATTCTTAAGCAAGGAATACATAAACTCTATTGGGTAGTATCTCTTAAGCCAAGCCGTCCAATAAGATAGCGTAGAGTAGGCCACAGCATGACTCTTATTAAAGGAGTATCCAGCATGGGCCTCAAAAGTATGCCAGAGTTTTTCGGCGGCGTCCTTAGAAATGTGTCGTGAAGCGCCAGAAACAAATTGATCCTTGAACTGGTCGAATTCTTTTGCATCTTTCTTCTTTCCAATAATCTTACGAACTTTGTCTGCCTCTGCCATTGTCATCCCGCCCAAGTGAACGCAGGCCTGCATGACTTGCTCTTGATAAAGGATACACCCATAAGTATCTTCTGTGAACTCTTTAATAATTGGATGAATATAAGATACCGCCTGACGCCCCTTCTTTCTTTTAATATAATCTGCACCAATAGTATTCATAGCGCCTGGACGTACAAGAGCGTTTGAAGCGGAAAGTTCATTAAGATTACTTACCCCCATTTTTATAATGAGGTTAGTGTAAGGAGTTGCTTCTGCCTGGAATACACCTTTAGTAAATCCAGCAGAAAGATCAGCATAAACTTCTGAATCATCCATCGGAATATCTTTTAGATTAATCTCAATACTTTTACGCTCCTTCACGCTTTCCAAGGTATCTTTTACAACAGTAAGAGTCTTGAGTCCAAGAGCATCGATCTTAATCAATCCAATATCTGCTGCCTGCTCCATGTCTACTGCGACAACAGAAATTCTATTATCGCTATGAGAATCTTTACGAGTTTCAATAGGGGCGTACTTAGAGATATCATCCTTAGAGGTTACAATTCCTGCCGCGTGTAACCCTGTCCCACGAATACGACCGCGCAGCCTGTCAGCATATTCAACAACTTCTGGATAGCGTGAGCGGAAGTCTGAGGCGGTAGAACTACGCATGAATTCTTCCCAGGTTTCAACACCCTTTAGCGCTTTATTTACCTCTGTAAGAGGGATTCCAAAGGCTCTGGCAACATCTCTAACAACGCCCTTATCCCTAAAGGTATTAAATGTAGCGATAGCAGCGACATGCTGATACTCAGAAATAAGGTAATCTTTTACCTCTGTTCGACGGCGGTCTTCATAGTCTGTGTCAATATCAGGAAAGTCATTTCTTTCTGGATTAATAAATCGAAAGAATAGCAGTCCATGCTCAATAGGATCAACATCAGTAATTCCCAGAGCGTAGCAGATTAGACTACCCGCTGCTGATCCACGACCAGGGCCTACAAGGATGCCATTATTCTTAGCCCAACTAATCATATTTGCTACAACAAGAAAGTATGATGCAAAGTTTTTCTCTTTAATAATTTGTAATTCTTCCTTGACACGATCAAGATATTCTAATTCAATAAGTTCTTTTTCGCGGAGCCCATCCATGACTCTCTTCTTTAGTTCCTCGTCAGGATCTTTATGCTTAACAGGAAGTAGATCAAGGTTCTCTTTAATATCATAGCCACTGATCTTATCTGATATTTCTAGGCTATGCTCATAGATATCCTCACGCTCAATACCTTGAGCGACCATACGGTCTTTAACATCCTGATATCCCATGAGCCAAATATCTAGATCCTTAAATGACATTTGCCTGTCACCATATAGATAGTCTAGTCTCTCCATAAGATCTTTAATCTTACGACTCTTGTTAAAGTCTGCTTCCTTGAGAACATTAGGATGAGTCCCAAGGATTAGCATGATCTCTTCCGCCACCCGATCTTTTGGAGAGGCAAAGTGACAATCTAGGGTTACCACGGATTTAATGCCCATAGAGTCTGCAAGATCTAACAAATTGTGGTTCAAATCGGCGGGATTATGAGGCTGAATTTCCATGTAAAAATCATCGCCAAACACATCCTTAAACCATCCAGCGTATTGTTGAGCAGCAGTAGGGTTATTGTTCTCAAATGCCTTAGCAATAATACTATTCATGCAACCCGATAGAATAACTAAACCGTTTTTATTAGACTCAAGCATGTCAAAGTCGGTGCGTGGCTTGACAAAGAATCCTTCTTCCCAGGCATTCCTAGAAATGAGATTAAGATTGTCTAGCCCCGTATCATTTTTTGCTAAAACAATGAGGTGATTATAGATTTGATCATCTGGCGTGCGTTCTTTCCTAGACCTTTTATCTAGTCGATCAGTAGTGAAATACGCCTCTAGGCCAAGAATAGGCTTAATGTTATTGTCGCGGCCTGCCTTTATCATATCCCTGTGACCACTCAATGTCCCGTGATCTGTGATACTTAGGCTACTCATGCCTACTTCTGATGCACGCCTTACTAGTTCTTCTGGAGAAGAATATCCGTCTAGAAGAGAATAGTATGAGTGTGAATGATGATTATGAAACACGGTCCTCCAATAAATGAGTAAGCAGTAGGAGTATATCCTACTGCTACCCAACGATCAAGATTTTATTACCAATCGACATTAGTGCTAGAAGAGGTGTCAACATCTACACCCATGTAGAATGCTTCCTGGTCTGGATAGGAAACGTTACGAACAGCAACCTTCTCTAGTTCAAATGGCTCTACGTTCTTCCACTCAAACTTATCAGTGTCCGTAGCGAGAGGAATTAGCGTGTAACTTGTCTGAGTGCCTGTGCCACTGCGCTTAAGACGCCACTGAAGATTAGAGATTGATCCTGTATCTCCAGCATATTCAATTAGCATGTTTGTGGCGGGTGACTTCTGACCTACGCCCTGTGACCATACAGCAACATACTGCTCAGTACCGTCATCAACTAATACGTTGGTGTAGAAACGCAGGCGAGCCTTCCAGCCAGCCTTGGGGTCCTTACGATGCATCTCGCATCCAAAGCAACGGCCCTCATCATCCAGGCTGCAAAGACCCTTACGACGGTAATCTCTAGGATTAGTATGTTCTGCGACAACGATGGCAAGGCCACGATCTTTATCATAACTTGGGGAATCGGGATCAAGTTCGTTAACAAAGCGGATCTTCACGCTCTGACCATCTTCCAACTTGAGCCACCGTGCGCGGGTGCCTTCCTCTGCCTGAGGACGCTCCATCTTACTCTTAATATTCTTTAGACCTGTAATAACTGACATGATAGTTCTCCTAAAAAGTATTTGACCCTATACATGGGCCGATATAAACATTATAGCGCTAATATTAAACTATTTCCAGCATTTCTAAACATATTTTTGATCTCATCGTCATTAAGATCACCCACATCTTTACCAGTCTTTAGATTAATTACTTCTACTGACTTGTTTTTGATATTAGTGGTGATCTTATCAATCATCTTTACTCCAGCGTCATCATTGTCTGGACAGATAATGATACTGGTTGCGTACTTCTGAAGCAAGGAAATTTGGTATCTACTTACCGTTGCTCCTAACGTAGCCACCGCCTTTAATCCCACTTGATGCAATCTAATTGCATCGAACGACGACTCTACAACGATTATACTTCCTCGCTTAGATTTGTTAAGATTAAACAAAGCCTTGCTCTTAGGAAGACCTGTACTATTTTTAAATGCTTTTCCTTCTACCGACCTACCAACAAATCCTAGGCACTTGTTAAATTCATCAAAAACTGGGACAGTTACCATATCCTGCTTAGGAGAGTAACCTAATAAAAACTCTTCTATAGACGAGTCGTTAATATTCCTGCCTAGAAAATACTCTTTTGCACGACTATTAGATTTTAAATCATCATGCAGACGACGAATAAGATCCATGTCAAACTCTGGTGTATCCAGCGGCCTATCAATTTGTTCATCTATAACCCGCTTAATGTCAACGTCATCTTTCTTAGAATTAATCAGGCGAGTGGCTTCAAAGTAATTTCTATTGGTAACACTCATGACCATATCTACTAGTGAACCTGACTCACCACATGAGAAACAAATAAACATTCCATTGGATTTATCAATCTCACATGCGGGAGTATGAACGTTATAGTGAAATGGGCAAAACAGAAGGAAGTGAGTATCAATCTCTCCGCCTATCTTAATGTCGGCAGACCTAAGAATAGACTCTATCTGTCCTTCTGTGTAAAATTCATTGGTATAAGATTGTTTCCGCTTACTGCTAGATAGCATTGTGCCTTAGCCTTTCCAACGTATACTCCATAGATAGTCAACAGGAACGTATAGTTCTCATCCTTATATTCTAGGCTAAAGGCTGGATCTACGTCAAGATGCGGGACATAACCATTTGATCTCATCATGTCGATAAGAATGTTTTCATATCTCTCACGAATTTGTGGAATGACAGCATCATCTTCGATCATTCCATCGATATGAAATTCTTTTATTCTTTTATGTCCTACATACTCCACATGTCTATTATACTGTAGTTAACTATTCAATTGGATCAATAATTTCTTTAAAGATTCCTCTATCTAAATCTATGTCTAAGTAGAACGCCCCCATGTATCCACTACGATTTTTTCGTAGCACCGCTTCTAGAACAGTGGAGTTAGCCTTACGACCCATGCCCAAGACCCAATCACTATCATATGCAATTTGTCGTGACCATGCAACCTGTCCAAGTTGTGGTACAGATTCTAGATCTGTTGCATCATCTGGTGTAGCAGAAGCAATAGCAATGATAGGAAGTTTTTGAGAGATTGCCAAGAGTTTTAATTCTCTTGATAGATTTTTAATCTTCACCGTTTCATTGTTCGATGTACCTGAGTTATCATTCATCAACTGTAGGTAATCAACAATAACTATATCTGGACGGTACTGATCAATCTTAGATGTAATAACATTAGGAGTCATCTCTGCGCCAGTATCATTAGAGATAATTTTAAACGGAGGACGACCTTCTAGAGTCTTCTCCGCCCAAAGCCTAAACTCATTATCACTTACTCTGCCAGCACTCAAAGCCCTGTGACTAAAAAATCCATCACCAATGATTGCAAAGATTCTATTACGAACTTCAGTCTCAGTCATCTCAAGACTCACAATCATGGGCTTATACCCATGCTTCCATGCCTGTACAGCAAAATAAAGGGCTAGCCATGACTTTCCAATTCCAGGATAGGCCATCAAAATTCCAAGTTGACCCTTAGCAATACCCATAGGTAGGCACACATCGAACGAGGTAATGCCTGTTTTGATGCCCACCTCTCCATTCTCTGCCGACTTTCTGGTCTGCTCAAAATAAGATAGAGCGCTATCAACATCTGTTACATCAAGGTCTCTTACTTTCGCCCCCAAGCGAGACATGACAGTAATATCTTTAGACAATTCTTTTAGCGCATTACCAGATTCATTATTATTTACTAAATTGGCTGCGCGGCGCAAAGAGTTGCTTAAAGACTCATGAAGGTATGCCTGACGTAATCTATCAACATGATAAATTGTAGGACCAGACTGTACTGGCTCAAAGTCTTTGAATCTTGTTACAAGCAATTCGGAGTCGGGAATTTGACGGGTCTGATCGTAATAGTCCTTGATAAAGCCCCATACATCTGCACAGTCTTTAATTAACTCATCAGCGTTATTGTCAAACAGCACATGGATATCTTTATTCTTACAGACTGAAGAGATTACCTCTACTTCTTCAGTGTATGCCATTTAAATACTCCGCTCGTAATTTTTGAGTCTGCTCTCTCGCTGCTGATCTTATCCTATCATCTTTTTCCGCAGCCAGTCTAGAATTATGTATGGTGGAAAAATTATTATAGAACCAAGGTAGCGGGTGCATATCTTTAGATAGTTTAAAATAAAACTCTAGCGTATATCCTACAGCCTCCACGCCAAAATCTTCAATAAGGGATAGCATCCCCCACTTTTCCTTATATTTATTAATTACTGGAGCGGTGCCGTACTTACTACGGTACAGCCCAATATATTCTGATAGTAAAGCGTAGGAATGCTTATCGTTTTTACTTGCTGCCACTTAAATCAGCCTCAATCTCCTGCACGCGCTGAATGAGTTGTTCTTCTACAAAATCGTATACACGATCCATAGCCTGAGATACATTTTCTCCCTGTCTGACGTTATCTTCAACGCCTACATCGACATGGATGTTCTCATAATTACCGAGATTTCGTACGAACTTCAATCCCACTTTCACCCTCGTCGGGTTCATTTCCTGGGTCATCTACTGTCTCCAATGCTGCAAATCCAAAATGATGATTCTTCTCATCATCTTGTTCTCCACCTAAATATCTTGCCAAGTCATACCATGCTTTAGCAACTTTAAGTAATCCCTCAGAGTCGGCGGTAGCCTGCGCTATATTTCCTGCTCTCATAAGATTAATAGAACAGGCTAGCAATGCGCTCTCTGTACTAATAGTTTCACCAATAAAGTCTACTAATAAATCTTCTTCAGTTTTCTTTTTAACCACTAAAATTCCACCGTCCTCCATACAGGAATATATTCGCCCTTGTCATTTTGAACGTACAAAACATCTCTGCGCCCTAGTCTAGCATCTACTTCCTCTTTTGTCACGGTTCTATGCAAAGGAGTTATAGAGCCATCTTTACGGGGCCGTCCATAATGAACATTAGCAAAATAATCTTGTATGTCTAAAATATCGTTTTCATTAAAATAAAATTTACCATTTGGACCAGACTGTTGTGGCCTTTTAATATTTCCTTCTGTTATAGCAATTCTAATTCTTTCGGGATGACGGCTTACCATTTTTGCAACTTCATTAATTAGATATGCTTTTTGAGCATGTTTCTTCATGCTTTTATACGGATATCTCACCATCTTATCTTGTATAAAATTCCACGTTGTTGCTACATCAGCAGGGACATTTATATGAATGACATGATGCAACTCGCCATTAATAAACAATTTTCGGCGGCGTTTGGGGGTTTTTAATACCCCATATCTCTTCCCGTCAGATACAGAGTCTCTTTCTTCATTATCCATTTACCAAAGCCTCCATACTTTTCAGGGTGCCGCAAAGACCATCTTTTCCCACACCGTAGACAGTATAACTCAACATGTATTTCTGAGCCCAATGTTCTATCTACCATGACTTTGCCGTCACATTTTTTACATAACATTATGCTGTAAATACTTTCCCGTCAACAACGCAGGTATAATCATGAATTTGAATAAGTTGAATATAGGGGTAGTCATTGACAACATGTGCTACTGCAAATCCTGCCTGCCAATTTTTTTGAATTGAATAATCCATAGCATCTTCATCACAAAGATGACCAATTTCAAAGCCTCTTAACTCCTGGCCTGTAAGATTATATGTCTGGAAATATGCACCCATTCTATGAGAATGTCCACGGACTAAAGAAACGCCCCAGTTATTCACATCATTACGAACAGATTCTCCTGCGTGCTTAGAAATAGATTCCCCGTGATGGGCATAGATATCGCCAAACCTTTTTACAGGAGGATCTTGATAAAGATGCCACTCAAATCCTACCTTAGAATACTCATAAAGAGAGTCTGGGGTCACAACATCTAGAAATGCTGGAGCCTTCTTTGCAAGATAGTCGCCGTGGCGAGTCCAGCCATGATTCCCATCATGAAAATGGCAGTCAGCCTTCGGGACGATAGCCCGTATGTCTTTAAGGAATTTCTTTGTTCCATCGACTCCTCCATCATTAATTGATACTGACATTTCTAGGGGCTTATCTCCTGCCCAACGACTAGTAGAGTCAGCATCGTCAATATCGCCCAACAAGTCTACTGCATCAGGCTTCCACCATTTCATCACCTTAAGAAATAGTTCGACCTTCCTGGGGTCATGTCGTGGAAAATGTACATCTGAAACCATCATCCATTTAAGATCGTTTGTCATTATTAGCCTTTCGTCGGCATAAGCGTGAGCAATAATCCCATAGATGTTCTGTAATCACAGGGACAGTATAAATCCTATCACACCAGCCACAGATTTTGTCAACCTTTATGGCCTTGCAATTGGAACTACATTTTACTCTGGTCTTCATTATGGAAGGATACCCATAAAATTCAACGCCGCAATTCTTACAGTTCTTTTTAATCCATGAAGAATGTAGTTTATACATAGATACAGTCTTCATGCCATGCGCTTTGTCATGCTCGCGGCGGTGGCACACAAAAAGATTTTTTAACCTGTTATCCGTTTTTATTCCATTGATATGATGAACAGACTCATAACTTTTTAATGGTCGCTCAAGATACTCTTCCATGATAATAATATGTTCATAATACATATTATTAATTGATTTTGGATGTTTTGACGGTATTAAATTGTAGCCAGACATTAACTACTTACTCTAGGTCCAGCCCCGATTGCAATATAGTGTAATTCTAGTGAAATATTTTGCTTTACTTGTTTAAGAATTTGCACTCTTGCTTCAAAGCCCGTAGTAGTAATATTAGTAATAGTAACGTTAGCCATTTGAGCCCCTCCGCCACTTTTACCAAATGCTCTATCTACAATGGAAGCAACCACTACAATATTGTCTTTACTGAAGTTACCGCCTCTTTTAAATTTAACATCTAGGTTGACAGTAATATCTTTAGCCTTAATGTCAAACTGGTGTACGTCAGATACTACCTTGACAGTATCTTGTTCTGACATGCCAAGGCTAGGACCATATACCTCGACATTCTGACCGAAATCCTCTGGAACATCTTTGATTTTATTAACCTCAGATATAATCTGATTTAATAATTCATATGTCAGCGGCTGACCGTCAGAGATGCCATTAACTCTCGCCATCTAGTTTGGCCTCTAATTCAATAATCTTCTTGTCGCGTGCCTGAATTTGCTCGGTTGCCTGAGCCTTCAGTACGGCTAGTTTAGTTTCATAGTCGCTGGTCATCTGACCGATGCGCTGCTGAAGTTCTTGTACAATAAGTTCTAGTGTCTGTGACATTTATTCTCCTTGTTTATATTACTGCTCTATATAGGATATAGAAAATCCGCAGAAATCTAAGTATACATTAAAAATAGGTATAGGTAAAGAGTTTTTATGTGGTTCGTTATACCTACAACTTCTAAATTTCTGGAGTATTTTCATAGGATTCTCTAAGAATAATATCTTCAGCCTGGTAGTCCTCTTTAAATTTTTTAAGAAATTCTTCTACTACGTCATTTCTTTCTTGTATAAAAGAGTGAAGAACTCTTACACCATCTTTCGCTAAATAAGTTCTTAGCCATATTCCAAGAGAATAACCTATTTTACTTCCGCGATATTGATCATTTACCCAAAGAAATTTTATTTCTCCAGTTTTTTGCCATGTAATTATAGCAACACAGTCTGGGTGATATTTTTTATTTGATCTGATAATGGTTCCCTCTTCGTGCTGATTATCATTTAATAATTCAGCCGTAATATCAAAGGCCAGGGGGTCCTCTGGAAATATGTTTATCCAGCATCCAGAAAAATCTGAAGGCCATCCGTTAATCATAGTTTCTTCAACGACTATTTCATTTACTATCGCTGGATTTGGAATTTCATTCATTCATGTTCCTTAAGTTTTAATAATAAAGTTTACCACAATATATGGAGGTTGGTTGTTTATGCTATCAGTTGCGCCTCTACTGGTAACATTTCCAGTTGCCCCTGAAATGGCTAAACTTCCCGCGCCGTGCGTATGTGATGCGTGGGCATTAATTGTTATTGTATGCTGATGGCTTCCAGCGCTATCTGCAGCAAGAGTTCCTGCACCGTGCTGATGGGAAGGTTCAGAACTTGTTGCTGTTCCAGTAGTACGGTTGGGAACAACGTTTAGATTGCCCGTTCCGCTTCTGCCCGTGACTGCAGAATCTGGAGCAGTATATGTGTGACTGTGACCACCGCCTGAACCTACTTGCCCACTTATAGTATGGCTGTGAGCGCCTTTAGAGTCAATCGTGCCAGAGTGAGTTAATTCTCCAGAACCACCACTAGTACCAGAGATAGCAAGAGTACCGACATTATGAGTATGTTGTGGAATTTGTTCTAATGTTAATGTATGTGTTGCCACACCACCTGTATTTCCAGGAGTATTCCCGCCGCGAGCAAATGCTGGAGTTCCGCCAGGGCCACCAGTAATAAAGTTGGGAACATTAAATGTTGTAGATCCATTGCCATTTCCATAAGAACTTCCCAGTACAGCCCATAAAGCAGAGTATGTGCTTCTTGATACAGCGGCACCATCGCAAAGAAGCCATCCCGTGGGTGCGCTGCTTCCACCATACATAACAATTGTTCCAGTTGGACTAGATGCTCCACTAGGAAGATTGGTAAGTCCTGACCCATCTCCTACAAAAGTTCCGTTTACATTTCCTGTAAAAGTAACTGGGCCAGTAATATTAAAACCATTAGTTGCGTCCATTCGTATAGAATATAGTGTATTTGTAGAATTATTTGAGGTGCTGGTTAACTCTATTGTTTTAAACCCATATGCCAGAAACTTAGAATTATTAACATTAGTTAGGTTGGAAAACCAATGAAGGTCTGACCCATATAAAATTTCTCTCTCTACTCCAGAAACGTCAAAACTTTTAGATATTAGTTTTATAGAAGACGGTAGAGAGGTAACTCCTAAATCCAGTGTCCCCGCATAGATTTCTACCCCCATGCTTTCCCCACTAAATCCAACCAGTGGGTTTTTATAATTTGAGGCACCAATAAATGCTGGAATTACTTCTCTTGACCAACCAGTTTCAAATTGAAGTTTGTGTCTTTGATCATTCGTATCTTGAATTTTAATTCTAGATGCAGAGTTTGATGAATATGATAATAGATTTCTTACAGTTAAAGTGTCTACATTAATTCTAGCAGAATCTAATGTTCCGCTTGTAATACTATTTGCAGATAACGTTCCAGCAAATGTTCCTTCTGCTGCATTTAATTGACCGCTAAATGTTGCATTTCCACTAGCGTCTATTCTAAATTGTCTCCCAGTAATTGCACCAGTATTAAGATTAAAGTTTGTTCCAGTAGTAGAAAATGCTGATCCGTCTGCTACGCCAGAATATCCAGTTGATTGTAATATGCCGCCAACAAATGAACCACTAGAAATAATACCGCCAGTTATACTAGACGATTGCAGCCAGCCAGAAAAACTTCCACTTGTAGCAATAATTGCGCCAGTAACAAATAAATTTGAACCATCAAATCTTAAAGACCCATTTGCTCCTGCTAAACGCAGTTTACCTAAATCATCTAGATAAAACCCATTATTGCTAGTAGATGTTGTATCGACTCCATTTAATACTGTATATATTGCCGCCGCTTGACCACCAGTTTTATCTCCACGAATAGTTATATTATATGCATTAGCATCTCTAGTTCCAAAAATCATATTAGACATTTGCCCAGAACCAGTTATTCCAGTATTAATTAAAGTAAAACCAGCAATTGTTGGAGATCCAGTTATAGGTATGCTAAAAATATTTATATTTCCGCTGTCAAAACCAAAAAGACCACTAGATGAAACTATTACTCTTTGCCCAGTTGTAGGATTTGCCCCTGCATAAAGGTTGCCATCTCCAACTATTCCAACCGATCCAATAAATTTTCCAGATTGAGCAGTTATATCTCCAGAAATAGAGGCAGAGTTTGCCCTAAGATCTCCAGAGGTACTAACATAAAACTGTGAGGCGCTTCCTAGTGCTAAACCACCCGTTGTAGATACTGCGAAATTGGTAGCGTTAAGAGAGTTTGATGAAAGATTAAACCCTCCAATATTTCCAGAATTTGCTGTAATATTTCCAACTATGGATGCAGAGGTAGCAACCAAATTACCCAGTGTATCTACTTTAAACTGAGATGTTGACCCTAAGGATATTCCTGAGGCAGTAGACATAGTAAATCCAGCAATTGATATTTGACTTGCACTAAGATTAAATCCACCCACAGTACCAGATGCTGTTTGAACAACACCTTTAAAGTGTGCCCCTCCATTACTATCTATTTTAAAGTTAGGTGCAGTAATAGAACCATCATCAAGATTTATAAGCATTCCAGATGCTGAAAATGCACTCGCTGTTCCTGGGCCACTATAGCCTTGAGATTTAATTTTTCCAGTTGCTATATTCCCACCAGTTATAGTTGTATTATTACTGATAATATCTTGAGCAGCAGATCCAGAAACAATAAAGTTCCCTGAAACTGTAAGCGGGGCAT